CTAGGCTAGTTTTGTGCCGATAATCACCCAATCTTTACCTCGATCATCGTTATATTTGTCAGTCATTTTGCTTGTGCGATGACCCAATAATTTCTGAGTATCAATTCCCTGCTCGCGGTAAAGCCTTTCTGAAAGAGAGCGTTGCTCATGAAATGTTGGCGCAGTTCCCGCCTCCCATTTCAACCCGCTTTTATCTCGCGCTTTTTTGAATGTAGAAGTCAGGCTGCTAGTTGATACTTGGCCCCCGCGTGGAGCCTGTGAAGTGGAATGCCGAAAATGGATAAGATACTTACTAACTACAGCATCACGGCATCTGGCTACCACTTCCCGCAACGTTATATTCAGCGCATCACAGCGAAGGGATAGAGGTATTGCCAGACGAGAACCGGTTTTCTCTTGTTCTACATGCAGCATGTCATCCCAGATATCGGTAAATTTCATATTGCAGATGTCACCAATACGCTGCCCAGAGACAACTGCAAGTAACATGCCGTTTTGTAAGTAAGGGCGATGTTGTTCGGAAATCTCAAAAATTGCTTTCCACTCGTCTAGCGAAAGCCGCTGCCTCGAAATTCTATTTCTCGGCTGCCTGGTCGCCAGTGCTGGGTTTTGACCTGGCGGAACATGACCTGAATGCTGCGCTTCTTTAAAAACATCGATCAGCACCATCCTGACGACTTGCGCCATTCGGTTATGGCCCTCAGCTTTTACTGAATCAATTATTTCAGATATATCTACGGCAGTGATTTCTTTAAGGTGCTGCATGCCGCAATGCTCGCGGAATAGACGTAGAGGTCTGGTTTTTTGTTTAAAGGAGTTAGGTTTCAATTCATCGTTATCAAGTCGCTCCTTCTGTACTTCAATATATTTATCAATCCATTCAGTGACTGTGATGCTGGTGCGAGTATTTTTCATCCGCGCAATGCGCTCGTTGACGCTCAGAATTTGGCGCGTTCGTTGCTCCGCAATTATTGTATTGGCTTCTGTGGCTACCTGTTTTGCTTCAGCCTCATCTGTGCCTAGGCTATGAAACTTCCCTGTCATAGGGTGTTTATACTGCCAATAAACTTTCCCCGTCCTTTTATCTAACTTGCAATAAAGGTTAGGGATGTCGATTTTGTATGATCTCGGTCTAGCAGCCATCAGCAATGATCCGTTGTAATCTTGGGTTAGCATTGGCGGGCAATTGAGGTTCGGCTACAATCCCAACGAAACGTGCCTCACGGTCTACCATCCATAATCGGCCAACCCTCACTGCTGGTGGTACGATCATTTTCCCTTTGGCGTATTTCTTGAGAACCCGCTCACTAGGAGCCATTTCGCCGAATTCCTCTCCTGCCCATTCAGTTAAAGAGATCATGCGTGACATAGTTTCTCCACACCGATTAATTAAGCCTGTGCACTCAGGCGTTATTTCGCGTTGTTCTACAACCTTCCAGTGTTGCTGGAAAATCATCTTTAAGCCTTTCTGTCATGCTTTTTATTGTGATGGTTAGCAGATCGATATCAGTAACTTTGCCGTGAACAATTTCACTAATGCGTTCAACAATAGCTTTGTAGTCGATCACTTGTTCGGTATTACCGGACAACTGGAGTATATCGAGCGGTTGCTCGGAATGGTTGCCTGGCTGGAGCATTGCGGCGCGACAGGCGTCATCTGCTTTTTTTATGCGCTCTATATATGCGGGAAGCAGAGTTTCAGGAAACGTATCTTCCCACGGCTTAACATTCCGTTTTGCTGACTCTTGCAGTTGCTCGACATGCAGCACTAATTCGCGCACCAAATCAGGGTAACTACTGACTTCGTAGAAATCGCAGAGCATGGCATCAGGCACTACAGGCAGGGTCGGGCCGTAAATGGGAAACATGCGCACGATATCGACTTTTGAAAATGAGAACATCGCATCGTAAGGGTAGCCCTCCGGCAACTCATCCTCATGAATCCACGCCACAGGCTTCTCCGCCGCCTCACGGCGCTGTAGTAGCTCGCCAATCGCTTTAGCAGCATCACTAAATGCTATTGCATCAACGCCCGCAGTATATTTTGCGGATGCTTGCAGCGATCCGCCTAACTGTTCCAGCCTTTCTTTGCTCAATAAATCAGTCATATTGCACAGTCTCCGTCTGATATTTTTCGAACCAAAACACGATAGGTGATGGTGTTATCTGAATCTGACCGAATCGCTCTGCAGTGCGGAAATTGACGCTGTATGCGCGGGCGCGCTCTGTTTGATGCGTGATTTGTTCACGGAAACTCTCGACCGTATGCCCACCTTTAAACAGATTGCACTGCTTACATGCCGGAGCCATATTTTCAGCGACATCCAAGGCTTCGCGCTCGGCAACCCGGCTGGTGAACTCAAATTTCCCGTCATCCGTAACGGCTCGGTTAAAATCTCTTCCACGATAGATGGGCTCAACGTGATCTGCGTGCCATCCATTTTCTGGAAGTTCACAGCCGCAATAGGCACACCGACCGCCGAACTTCATACGAAGTTCTGCGCGTTGCTTTTTGTTCAGTGCCATTACCCCCCCTCAACCTGGACGCCGTTATCACCCAATACCCAGCGCAGGGCGTTCGCATAATCGCCAGTTGCGCCTTCAAGAGCCTTAGTAATTTCTTTGCGGCTTTTGAGTTTCGGTTTCGCGTTGCCCAACACTTCACGCTGGCGGCGAACGCGCTCATGCCCAGACACACCACTGGTGGCCTGAACTAGCTCTTTGACTTTTTCGCGTTGATCATCCGGTGGAAGCTGCGCCAGTTGCCTGGCGTGGCCAGTATTTATTTTCCCAGACTCGACAGCATCCTGAACTGCTTGCGTGCAATCCAGTAGAGCGAGTGTTGCTGTGACTGTTTGAGCGCTGCATCCAAAATAAAGAGCCAGATCGCTTTCGTCGTAGCTGAGTGCCAGCATTGAAGCCATCTTCTTGGCTCGGCCTAATGGGGTATCCGGTATATGAATTTCATTGGCGCTGATTGCAGCTTCTTTCGCACGATGCACCGAGCCAATCCGAACAACAGCGGGAACCATCAGGAGAGGCTTTCCCAGCTCTGCCAGTCTGCGGTTTGCTTCGCGTGCATGTTTAACGCGCTGGCGACCGTCTACGACATAGACCGTTCCGGTTTCTTTGTCTTTCCAGATCACAATAGGCTCGATCACGCCTTGGTCCATGATGTTCAGGACCATAGCCTCGTTCAATAGCAAATAGATACGTTCGTCATAAAGTGGGTGCGACGGGTCATCTGTCATATACAGATTTTCTGGAGCGAAATTGAGAACGTTAGTTTTCCCTTGAGCTCCATAAGCATCTTTCGAATTTTTAGCCACGTTGCACCCCCGCGTGGAGCTGTGCTTCTAATTCGCAGACGACAGAGCGGAGGTGTTCGTTATCTGCGTGCAGGTGGTTGACGTGGTCGAGAACCTCAGCTGATAAAGGCTTTCTCCCTGGAAGATTCAGCCCTTGTTGGATATTACGCAGCATCAATGAATGCATGGCGTTCTCTATAATGAGAGCGTCGTCCTCTGGTGGACCCAAATACACCGGCTCGCCTTCATAATCGACAGCCAAATATTGTCCAGCCGTCAGATCGTGAAAGCGATGAATGAACTGTTGCTTAGCTTCAACATGAGACATGGGGACAATAATTCGGTTTGACGGTGTAACACCCTCAAGAATCGGCCAGTCACCAGAATTGGCATGCAGCAACGCTTCTTTCTCTGTTGCCAGCATGACCAAATCAGCATGTTTTACTTCAGGGCTGGTTTTCAGGGGCAGACCGAATTTCAGCCGCACCAACTGTTCAATACGTGCTTCAATGGATTTGTAGTCTGGCAGAATGTGCTTTAGCGGCGACATCATGTCGTTTACATATGCTTCGTGTGCGTCATGCATAAGTGCTTCAAGCGCGAATTCTTGAGGAACGATGTAACTCGCCCCGACAGAGTGTTGAGCAACGGAATACGGCCAGTTAGTGTGGCCGCAGAACCGGTTTATCTGGCTCAGTGAATGTGCGATATCCAGTAGGCAGATACTGTCTAAATTTGGATCGGCATAATTAAAATGCCGCCCCGTATATGTTGAAATCCAACTCATTTATTTTCTCCACACCAGTTTTTAGGTTGAGTTAATCCCTCGCCGTGAGGCGATTAAATTGCACATATAAAGGATTAATTAACGGGAGGCTTCGCCGCCCAGCACTTCGATCAGGTTTTTAATTAACGCTGATAGTTCACCAGTAATTAATACGAAATCAGCTTCAAATCGCTGGTTAATATCTTCTCGGTCAATATCGTCATTCTGCTCTAATACAGAATCAGATAATTTCAGTTTCTTCAGTACTCCGTCATCAGTTAACACAAAACTGATTTTTTCCTGCCATTCTAGTGCGAGTTTTGTTACAAGCTTTCCAGCCTCGATGTGTCCTGCTATTTCGCTGGAAATTAGGTCTTGCTTCTTACTTCGCAAGATACCGCCATCTTCCAGAATTGCTTTTAGCTCCGCTTCATCCCGCAATCCGAAGCCTTGCGGAACGGCGCCATTACGAACCCACTCAGTCAGTGTCAACTCAATAGGGCTTTCCATAGTCAATGGAACCACAGGAAGTGAGCCAAGCGTCTTACGCAACAACGCCAGAGCGTCTTCGGCTTTCCGTGCGCTGGCTGCATCGACAATGATCAAGTTTGATTTGTTATCGATCCACACCTGCGTTTTTTGGAACTTACTGAACGCACGCGGTAGCAGTGTGTGAAGCACCTCATCCTTAATGGAGTCCTTTTCAGTCTTCTTAAGTTTGCGATGCTGCTCCAGCTCCATGCGTTCGATTTTTGCCGCCAGTTCACGTTTTATTACTGGTGATGGGATTATTTTCTCTTCACGCTGCACCGTGACAATAATCTGATCACCAACCTGATGGGCTAATACATCACCAGTTGGTAACGGTGGAACCCAGCCCATTTTCTGCATGTCATTACTTCCGCATGGAGTGAATGCGAAGACTTGCATTTGTTCTGCCAGCTTTGATAAATCAACCCCGCGAGACAGACGGTAGATGATTGCGTTTTTAAAACTAAGTACGCTCATTGATATCTCCTGCACAAAGATAGTTTTCTCTACACACAAAGGCGGATGCCGGAGTTAAAAAACAAATAAACCGATTCATCATTTCAATTTAAATGGCCCGGCATCCGCCTTTATATGCAGTAAAAAAGTGCGGTGACCCGAGAACCCCTGGTGTGGCATAAACCAGGTCACCGCAAAGACTACACACAGCAATTTCACAGCTATCACGGTCCTAACGTGATTTTGTAGGGCGCTCGGAGTCGAACCGAGTGCAGGGTAGGGAACCCGACAATCACCTGATCACCATAACGGTAAGAGCATCCTTAAATCCGAGCTGTAGCTGAGTCGAACTCTCACGCACCCTTTACAATGCTCTTACCGTTGTGTGCCTGATTTACTTCATCACCTCAGGCGGCAGTGGTATCTTGGGAGCTCTCACACAACCAAGAAGGGAATACTTATGAGCTATATTTCTAATTTATGGGAAGCAATCTCTATTGATATTTCGAAACGATACAATATTCCTAATGCAGACTTTTTCAGTAAAATTGAATTCGACAATGAATCCGTTTCTAATGCCAGATCTCACGCATATTTCATTCTACTTCTTGAACTAACGCTTCAGGCTCATCGGAATAAATATGCCACTCCATTTGAAACACTTTCTGGCGTAGCAGCCTTGCATCACAAAATTTTTCTCAAAACAAAGTGGCACCCAAAAACAATTAAGGATCTTGATTATCAGGAATGCTTGTTTGTCCTTTTGGATGACCTACGCCTTGAAAATCTTCCTGAGAAGTATCAAGAATTTTTAAAAATTCTTGAAATTCAGAAATCTTCTTCTGAGTTAATGCGACCTCTGCTGGAAGGGTGGACTCCTGAGAAGTTCGAACATTATGTAAGCCGTATTGCCCTATAGAGCCGTTGATTTCCTTGCCCCAAAGGGCTGCTGAGCGAAAATCTGATTCCATGGCAGCCCCCTTAGTGACAAACGATCTAATTACAATTAGCTGGTTTTCCATCCACGCTAAAAGATCATTCGCGTTCAAATCTGCAGCGTAAATATACGGGCCTTGTTTCTGCATCTCTTAACCCTCTCATGTGGTTACCTGCGAATCATCCCGTTCTTCTACGCCACGGGCGGCTACGTTCATGGGCGTCCTGCCTGTTCGCTGCTGATACATCAAATATTAGTCCGACTTATTTTTCATGTCAACAGTCCGACTAATTATTTAGTGTGAACGAAACTAACAAATTCTTTATGCTATGAATTTGCGAGCATTTTACTTGTGGGATATTAGATTTATGGGATTAGCTCACCATCGGACCAGACGAGCCTAAGCGCCTGCTTTCTTTGTTCTTCCGCCGCCATTGCCGCTTTCTAGCCACCTTCTTGCTTTTGACTCAAGTGAGTCAGCATAAGCTCTTGCATCACCATCAGCCCACTCTGGAGAGGGAACGTCTTCTTTATGCAAAATGAAATCGACAACAGCACGCCGCTCCTCAGGAGATTCTGCGTATTTTGATGTCATGGCCCGATCGTGAGTTATATATGGTGGTGCTGATGGTTCCCTAAAGGCCAGGCTTGCTTTACCCTCATTAGTGGCAGAATAGAGTGATATTCTATCAATCTCTCTCTGTATTGAAGGGCTAAAATCAGACACTAAGCAATTGAATCTCTCGGCAAATTTTATTGCTACCTCTACGTTAAGAGGCACTCGCCCATTTAGATATTGACTGACTGCGCTTTGGGTAGAAAAACCCAGATCGTCAGCAAGCACAGCCTGAGTTAACCCAGCCTGTCTCTTGAAAATAGCCATAAGCCTTTCGGCATCAGCTTTCTGCTCTGGTGTAAGTGGTTTTGCTGGCATCTCTTTACGCGTTTCACTAATTTCACTCAAGGTTATTACAGGTACTAATAAATAAAAAACAGTCGGACTATTGCCTGAAAATAACAGTCGGACTAATATTAGTCGTGATTTAAATAGAGCAGAAGGAAGTAGCATGAAGAAATCAAACAACATCAAGTCTGTGCGGGAGAGGCTTGGCTTATCTCAGTCGGCTCTCGCGGCTGAAATTGGAGTATCACAGGGAAATATCAGCCACTACGAGTGCCAGCGCCAAAGCGTTCCACAGGATGTATCGAATCGCATCATCGATGTGGCGAAAAAAAGGGGGATTGAGATCTCTTTTAACGACATCTACAGCTCTTGATTAACTCTTCTCTGTCGCATTTTTACGGCAAAGCAGGGCAGGGCGAAACCACAAGAAAAGGTAACTCACTGTGGACAATAAAAACTTTACCGCTCCAGCGGACATAACAGCAGCCATGCACAAGTTGATCACCGAGTTCGCTGGTGGCTACGAAGCAATGGCTCAGCAACTGGCGCATGACGGCACATACAACGCGCTGAGTAATCGCGTTCGGCAGGTGGGCGGACAAATGGTCCCGTTCGGTATGGCCATTCAGATGGAGGCAATTTCAAGCCGGACGGACATCACTCAGGCTATGTGTAAGCGTGCTGGTGGCGTGTTTGTGAAGCTGCCAGATGTCAAGCAAGCCGACAACGAAGAGTTGCTGGTCAAGTTCAACGAACTGCTGGCATCGCTTGGGGCATTTGCTGCGGCACACAACGAATTTACGGCGGATGGTGTGCTGGATCGGGATGAAACCAAACGCATGCGAGCGAAGGGCTATCGGGTTCAGAGCCTGGTCGCGGAAATCATGGTCGTGACAGAGATGTTATTTGGAGAGGGTGACGCCAGCAGTGTGCAGCCGCTGGCGTCGAGTGCGCGTAATTAATCGGTGTAGAGAAACTAAACGCATGAACATATTACAGCAAAAAACAGGGTTACCACAATTTCGTTGCATGCCTGTGCTGGGCGGCGGTAATCCGTCTTCGTGGCGGTATGAGCGGATGATAAAGGGGCGCTGGATACCCTGCAACCACAGTCGGGTAAACGGCATTGTGGGTGTGATTAACCGCAGGGGGCAGGCATGGGCGAACAAATCGCAGAACTTGATCGGCGTTACCGCGATCAGTACGGAAAAATCGTTCATGTCATCGGATACGACCGTCAGAACGAGCGCGTCATTTTCATGCGAGAAGGCTATGAGCATGAATGTGTCAGTCCCCTTTGGCAGTTCCAAGCAAAATTTACGAGGGTGTCATGAGCCGCATATTTGACGTTGTTCAGGCTATGTCTGGGCAAAAAAATGTGATCGTCATTCCTAGGCCTTACCTTGAGTTTTTTAAGGGGGAGCAACAGATGCATGCGTTGGCTGCTGTTCTCAATCAATTGGTCTTCTGGTCTGGATGCTCTCCTCGTGATGATGGTTGGTTTTATAAGGAACATCAGAAGCTAGGCGATGAAGTTGGCGGGCTGAGTGACGATCAGGTTGGGCGTTTGGTAGACAAGATCACCAAGAAATTATTACCCGGTGTCATCGACACGGACTCCCGCAAGGTAAACGGCACCCCCGTTAAGCATTACCGCATCCATGAAGATGCACTAATTGCAGCCATATTCCCGCCCGTACTGGATTCCGCAGAATCACGGAATGGAAACCGCGAAGTTACGGAACCAGATCCGCAGAATCACGGAATGGAAACCGCAGAATCACGGAATGAGAGCCGCGAAGTTGCGGAATCTTATCTCTATCCAGATCAACACACAGATCAAAACTTACAGATCAAAAAAGACTCTTTGTCGCAGAATTCTGGCGAATCCAGCGACGAGCATCCCGAAGGGGATTTTTTATCAAGACACCCTGATGCAGTGGTTTACAACGCCACCACCCGTAAGTGGGGAAGTCAGAAGGATCTCGATTGCGCGGGATGGGTATTCAGCCGCATTCAGGAGCTTCATAAAAAACTCGGTGCTACCGCTCCCAAACAACCCAATTGGACTGATTGGGCAAATGAAATTCGCCTGATGGTCGATATTGACGGGCGTACCCATCGAGAGATTTGCGAACTCTTCAAGCAGGCTAATCAGGACCAATTCTGGCAAAAAAACGTACTTAGCCCACGAAAACTGCGTGAAAAGTGGGATGAACTGACCCTGAAACTTGCGAGTAACCACGACGCCAACAGTTATCAAGACCACTCAGAACGTGATGCAGCATACCGCCGATTCATCGGCAGCGCATTACCAACCAATAACCCTAGTCAGATTGAAATTCAGGTGCGTGCTGAGGCCAGTAAAGCCGGGCTGAAATCTTCAAAACCTGAATTTGCCATGAGTCGCTGGAACAGCATCTGGAAAGACGTTGCTCAGCGCCAGCAGGGAGGGAAAGCCGCATGATTTTGGACGACATCGAATTAGCAAAGGAACTCGAAGAAAAACAACTTTGGCGTCGTGCCGCTCGGCAGTGGCTGACGGTGATGGATCGGACGAAGGGAACCACGGAGCGTGGACTGGTAGCCACTCGCCGATCAATTTGCCTTTCCCGTGCTCGTATCGCTACGCAGCAGTACAGCGGTGTTCGTGTGATGACAGCAGCGGGAGGCGTACTCAATGACTGACAGGAAGCCATACCAGCGCCCGTTTCTCAAATGGGCTGGCGGTAAGTATTCCCTGCTTGATGAGCTCTATCGGCATATTCCTGAAGGAGTGCGCCTGATTGAGCCCTTCGTTGGTGGTGGTTCTGTGTTTATTAATTCTGACAAACACGCCACTTATCTGCTGGCCGACATAAACACCGACTTGATCAACCTGTATCAAATGCTGGCCGCGGTTCCCGATGAGGTAACGCGCTTGGCTCGTCAGATGTTTACTCTCATGAATAACGATGACGGTTACCGAGCGATCCGTGATGAGTTCAACGCTCAATTACTGGATGCCCCAGCACGCGCAGCGACTTTTCTGTACCTGAATCGCCATTGCTTCAATGGGCTCATCCGCTACAACCATAACAACCAGTTCAATGTTTCATGGGGAAAATACCGTGCGCCTTACTTCCCAGAGGTGGAATTAAACGCGTTTTCTTCGATGGCACATAACTGCGTCTTTATGAATGCAGGATTTCGCCGCACGCTCGCATTAGCTGGTAAAGGTGACGTTGTTTATTGCGATCCTCCGTATGAACCCATGCCTGGAACCAGTGGTTTTACTGCTTATGCCGCTGGTGGATTTAACTGGGACGATCAGGAGGCGCTTGCAGGCAGTTGCGTAGCTGCACATCAGCGAGGGGCTAGGGTGGTTATATCCAACTCCAATGCACCAAAGGTTATTTCCTTGTACGAACAGCATGGTTTCACGCTACATCACGTCAGTGCCCGACGCTCAATTTCCAGCAAAGGCAGCACCCGTGAAACCGCGAAAGATCTGGTGGCCATTCTATGAAGCTGACATTGCCATTTCCCCCCAGCGTAAACACTTACTGGCGGTCCCCTTCATCTGGTCCGCTGATGGGTCGTCACCTTGTCAGTGCAAAAGGGCGTGCATTCCGCGCCCAGGCTATTGCATGTGTGCTTGAACAACTTCACCGGAAACCCAAAGCCATCACTACGCTGGTGGCCGTCACCATTACATTCTATCCACCTGATCGGCGCACACGGGATATGGATAATTACCTGAAAGCACCGCTTGATGCACTGACACATGCTGGTGTGTGGGCTGATGACAGTCAGATTAAGCGAATGCTGCTGGAATGGGGACCGATAACTAAAGGTGGCAAAGCGGAGATAGTGATCAGTGATTTTCAGGGGGCAACATGGTGACCAAGGCAGAAATGCAGCAATCCATAACGTCACTGGAGCGTGAAAACTCCGCGCTGAAAACCCTTCTTAGCAGAATGGAACGAGAGTTGCGTGGAAAACCATTGCCGGAGGACATGCCACCAAAACCAATCCCATCAATGATTTCCGGTCTGATGCGTGAATACAAACTGCCGTGGGAATGCTTTTGGTGCGATAAACACCGAGACTGGTTCGTTGTTCTGGATTCCTGCTTTCCTCACTACTGGGACGAGTGTGAGTGCCGCTCCTGCATGAACGCCGATCCTCATGGAGGGTGCTAGTGAGAGCACTATTGCGAGCCATTACAGTGCCTGAATTAGGGCAAGTGATATTACGTCCCGGCAAGGAGCTGCTACCGCTATTTACTGGTCGTGTGCTGGTGGTTAGTGAGCCGGATGAGCTTAAAGGGCTTCCGTCAGGCTTACTACGTAGCCAGGAACAGCAACTCGCCAATGATCCGCTCTGGCGTTCATTTCTCACGAACGAACGTGTGATAAACGCCGCTGGTGGCACTGATAGCCTTATTAACTGGCTAAATCAGGCTATGGTCTGCCAGCGGGAAAGTGATTACCACTCACAGCATATGACCACCCTTAAATACGGGAATAGCGGTATTCGCCTGTGTTGGCACTGCGACAACATTGTACGTGAGCATGAAACACCAGCACTGAATGAATTAGCTGATCGCAATGCCGCTGAGTGGGTAATTCATCAATCCAGAACCTGGCTTATGTTGCCGGAAGGGCATCAGGTCACTTCTCATGAGCTGAGTTGGTGGGCGGTGTTGAAGGGAGTTTCTGACCTGTTACCACAGCACGCTATACGCATCAGTTTGCGCATGCCTGCACCAGAGGAGAAGGAAGGTCCGCAGCGGGAATGTGATATCGAATGGACAACTCCAGTACGGGACATCATTGATGAGCGCATAGAGCGCGTTAAGCCGGTTATTAAGCTGGTTGAGGATGCCGAGCCACCAGCGGGATTTATGCTGCGTCCAAAGTTACAGCGCATTGAATGCGAGAAGTACACCAGATGGATTAAGTCACAGCAATGTGCATGCTGTAGCGCTCCTGCTGATGATCCGCACCACGTAATAGGGTACGGGCTTGGTGGGATGGGTACAAAAACGCATGACCTGTTTGTTATTCCTCTGTGCCGCCGTCATCACGACGAGTTGCACAGGGACGTAGCAGCATGGGAAGCGGAATACGGCAGTCAGTTACTTTTATTGGTCCAGACACTCAACCGTGCATTGGGTCTTGGTGCCATTTCAATCGGGAAACTAAAAGGTGTAGAGAATGAGTGACATTTCGATGGTGTTAGAACGCTGGGCTGGATGGGCGGCAAGTGATAGCAGTGGCGTGGACTATTCCCACGTAGCGGCGGGTTTTAAGGGGCTGTTGCCACAAAAGAATGGTATGCGGTTGTCGTGCTCTGATGATGATGGCCTAATAATTGAAAAATGCCTAGCGAGGCTGAAAGAAAAGCGTCCGCCTGAGTATCAGTTGTTGGTAGCACATTATTTGTATCAAATATCGAAGCGTAAACTGGCGCGTATGCGTAAACGTGATGAAAAGATGATCCGTATTGAAATGCAAATGGCCGAGGGCTTCATTGATGGCTGTCTTGCAGCATTGGATGTTCGTCTGGATATGGATGTTTAATCGTAGAGTGCCCCATTAAATATGGGGCAATATCCAATTAATTCTTCTCCATGAAAGGCCGAAAGAAGTAATTGCTGTTAAAAGAAATGAGAATCCTAAAATTATCATAATAAAATCCCATCTGATTGAACCAATTTTTGATTCTTGCGTAAAAAACATTGAAATCAATGGGAATATACATGCTGCAATAAGCAGAACTCCTGTTGAAAGTAAATCTTTAATTAGTTTTGGAAGTATTTTGTTTTGCTTGAGTGCATAGATTATTCCATCACGATTACTGCTCGCAGAGCTGAAAATAGATATTGCGGCAAGAACGAATCCGAATAATATTCCTGATACCGTTGAGATGACGCTGGCAATCATAAGAATATCAGTGTGGCTCATGGGGGTTATATTTGATAACAGAATCCATGCCATTATGGCGCTTATAAGAACACCAATAGTGATATTTTTAATCATGCAATGCCTCTTATTTATTTTTAATATCATATTGATTCAAATATGCTGCATGTTCAATTTTAGCAGCAATCAGCCCTTTACGCACCTCATGATCTTCGCCATATCCCCTGATAGTGTAAATGTATTTATCAGATACTAGTACCTGATCTAAAAGACTTTTTGTTTTGCTTTCTTTAGGGCCAGATATAGTAGCCTTTCTCATTATAGTCGGCATTTTTTCTAAAAGCTCTTTAAGCCCAGACTTGACTTCATCTGAAAGATATCCTTTAACAAGTTTTTTATTGGAAGCCCTTCCACGGAGAGTTAAATTTAATGTTGAACCACCTTGCCCCGCCATCATTTCAATAAGTTGCTTGGAAAATGTACTTGAAAGATCATAAGTAGATGCATTGAAATTACGAGGTGCAGCCATTATGATTTGGCAACTTCTTAATGTGCTTCCTGTCTCAAGAAGCTCTTTTACGCTTTCTTGTTTCCAAATTGCGGAGAATGATACTGGCTTATCTGGTGTTCCTGAAGCATTAAATAAAATAAATGCTAAATCAGATTCTTTTGGCCCAATATGGTTTTGAGTTAAAATTAATATGTCACTCTCGTAATAGTATAGAAAGTGAGATCGTTCAACCAAATAATTCGTATCATCGAGTGGTATACTTTCCTCATTCCAATGCTCGTCTCCAATGTAAGGGAGATGGAATCCTTCTCTTGAGCAGGATATATATCCGAAATAAAATTTCGCGTCATTATCTTTATTTAAAAATACAATTTTTAATTTTTTATCTTTCAGTAAGGTAGCATACGAAATATTGTCCGTATTGACATGAGAATTGTACAAAGTATCGAAGGCTATCTGAGCATTTGATTTAGTGGTCTTATTCCCAGTTGTACTTGTATAGAAACCAATTCTCAGTTTTTTCTGTTTTTTTTGAGAAGCCGCATCAGTCATTGAACAATCCTTAGCATGTTAATAGTATCTTATTACTAGTGATTTGGTTTTTCTCGAATAAATATATCAAAAAGAATTAGCGCGGTCCGCAAAAAGTTGTTTACTGTGATAAGGGTGGTCGCGACGTTAAGCGGCTTATCAGACTAAAACCCAGGTTCGACATGTCTTCTACTTTATGCGCTACGACAGGCGCAGGAATGTAATCCAGTTTAATAAAGCTAATCTATCCCTTTGAGTACACTCTGTATGTGTCGAGCTACACAGCTGACCAACACATAAACGTACTAACTTTCATAAAGGGATACATCGCATGAAAATGAATTTCATCAAGTTACTACCCGTTTTGCTTCTGGGTGCGTGCTCAACGTACCAATCACAGGAAGCAGCCGAACAACCTCAGCAGCAAGCTGAAATTGCCGTTCCCGCACCAGCTCGTCAAGCTGCTGTCGCAGCAGTCGCTGCCGTATCGAAAGACAACTGTGGGGTGGGCTGTCCAGTCGGTGGAAGTTCCCAGACGCTGATTCGTGATGCATATACGCTGAATAACAACGCATCGACCCGTTTCGCGAATTGGGTAGCGTACAAAATGACAGCATCAAGTCAAGCAAGCGGGCGCTCGCGCACCTGGCGTCAAGACCCTGACCTGCCAGCATCTGACACGTTAGCTCCTGCTGCCTACACTGGCGCAAATGCGGCGTTGGCTGTTGACCGAGGTCACCAGGCACCGCTTGCGGGACTCGGTGGATCATCAGACTGGCAATCTCTGAATTATCTATCAAATATCACACCGCAAAAAGCGGATTTAAACCAGGGCGCGTGGGTGCGCTTAGAGGACAAGGAACGGGCTCTGTCGAATAGTAAAACTGTCTACACAGTGACTGGTCCGTTGTTCGAACGCAACATTGCAACGCTGCCTAATGCGCCAGCAGTTCAAATCCCGAGCGGCTACTGGAAAGTCCTGTTTACTGGTTCAAGCCCTGCGGATGGCAAATTCGCCGCGTTTATTATGAATCAAGACACACCGCGCAACGCGAATTTCTGTAATTTCCAAGTGACGGTTAGTCAAATCGAACAGAAGACTGGCCTGACAATCTGGTCAGCATTGCCAACTAATGTCGCCAGCACAATCAAAGCACAGAAAGGCTCGCTCGGTAGCGACCTCGGCTGCTAATACCACCAGTAGCAACTAATAAATCACATAGCCCGCTGGCTGTAAGCAAGCGGCGGGCTTTCTTTTCCCCTCGTTCAGAGAGGATGCACAGCAACAGAGGGGGCTAAATGTCCGAACCTTTTACCAGTACCGGCGCTGCTGGTTCTGCGCTGGCGGGTGCCAGTTTATACGGGATTCTGACCGGAACCGACTATGGGGTAGTGTTTGGCGCGTTTGCTGGAGCCGTATTTTACGTTGTAACCGCTGCCGAGTTGACGGCATTCAGACGTATCGCATATTTCGTTGTGTCGTATATAGCAGGTGTTCTGTGTGCTGGGCTTGTGGGCTCTAAGCTCTCCGCGCTCACGGGATACAGCGATAAGCCTCTTGATGCTCTCGGTGCAGTAATCGTTTCGGCGTTAGCTATCAAAATCCTTACCTGGTTCAACAATCAGGATATGGACGGCGTACTCAATGCGCTATCCCGATTTAGGGGAGGTGGTGGAAATGGCAGCTCTCGTTAACGTCATTATCTGCGCGGTGATAGTTGTCTTGCTGATGTTCTATCGAAAGAACGGAGCGAGACATCGCCCATTAATTTCATGGCTGGCTTACCTGCTGGTTCTGGTTTATGCAAGCGTTCCGTTTCGCTACCTGTTCGGCTATTACGATGCCGGCTGGCTGGTGGTGATTGCGAATATGTTTATCTGTGCGGCTATTCTGCGTGCTCGCGGTAATGTCGCCCGGCTTATCGATGTGCTGAGGTTCTGATGACGAAAGATGAAATCTTTAACGCGATCCTGAATCGTGAAGGTGGTTACGTTAATCATCCGGCTGACCGTGGCGGCCCGACAAACTGGGGTGTTACCGAGAAGGTAGCTCGGGCTCATGGCTATAACGGTGATATGCGCAACATGACCCGTCAGCAGGCATTAGCTATCTACGAGGCTGATTACTGGTATGGTCCACGACTCGATCAAGTTGCAGCAGTATCGCCAATCATTGCTGCTGAATTGTGCGATACGGGAATCAATATGGGACCGTCAGTGCCGTCCAAATGGTTCCAGCGCTGGTTGACTGCGATGAATGACGGTGGCCGTTTATATCCCGATCTCATTGCGGACGGAAATATAGGCCCACGTACGATTACTGCACTACGCCAGTATTTAGCGGCAAGGGGTGCAGAGGCTGAGCGTGTTTTGCTCCGAGCACTAAATTGCAGTCAGGGGGCTCGTTATCTTGAGCTGGCAGAATCGCGACCTGCGAATGAGGCGTTCCTGTATGGATGGGTTCGCGAGCGTGTTCAGCTATGAGTATCTTATCGAGCTGGAAAGTAACAGGTCTGGTGCTGGTGGCTGGAATCATCGCTGGCGGCGCATTTTGCTGGTGGATCACATCAACGAGTTATGACGCTGATATAGCGACACTGAAAAGCGAACACGCTCTGGCGCTGAAATTCGTATCAGACAAAGCGGCAGCAGATAGCGAAGCAGCTCGCAGCCGTGAGCACGGTTTTCAGCAACAAATAGCAGCCTTAGATGCCGAACACACAAAGGAACGGGAAAATGCACAACGTGAAGCGGATCGTCTGCGTAATGATATTGTCAGCGGCAAGCGTCGCGTGCAGTTCACCAACGCCGCCCTTGCAACCTGTGAGCTTAGCTCGGGAGCAGTACGCAGCGCCGGCAGCCTGGGCAATGCTGCCTCCGTCCAACTCTCTCCAACTGCTGGACGAAACATTCTCGATATCAGAGCCGGAATAAAGGACGACCAAGCGATGCTGGCTTATCTGCAAAACTATATAAGCGTGTTGCAGGCTCAGGGCGTGATAGCCAAATGATGGCCCTTGATGCTGCGATTGCGTATCTGCGGCATCCTGTTGTGAACGAGAGGTACGTGCTTGCAAAAATATGCACACTAATAACTCACAAACAAGCTTAACAATGGCGTTTATTGATGGAGCATATGCCATGGCTAAATCATAAACCTGATGGTTAAACATTGTTATCTCCTAGCTATTGGGTTAATGGGGGTAGTTATTATTTCTATAGTGGCCCTTAATTAGCGGAGGGAGGTTGAACGGGAGTATCGCACTGCAACTGTGGGAAGTAAGATGATGGGCATTACAGCGGGCATTTACTGGGTGCCTGTGATAATGTCTTCATTATTTTCGATAGGTGCGAATAATGAGTGTAAATCCTTTACCTTTAGTCAGTTCGTTATATTCTTTTTTGTCCAGACGTTCTGATCTTAACAGTCAAGCTATTGAAGCTTTATCAAAAGCCATTTTTGAGGTGGAAAAATACTACCGTGATTTACGTCTGGGTGAAGGTGAATCCCGAGAGAGGGAAACCATAATCGCTGAGTATTGGCGTGCAGCATCTGAGCCTGTAAGGCGTGTTGATGCATCATTTGCCTCGATATGTGAGTGTAAAATTTATTATTGGCTCAATCCTTCACAGTATTCTAGGCAAGATGTTTTAGATTTTGAAATATCCCTAGAAGGTGTAAAAATTAAACTCCAACAGTTAAAAGAAAAAAACTAACACGCTGTATTGTCTTTACAAGCCCCGCAATTGCGGGGTTTTTTGTTTCTACAATCATTACGGCGAGGTATGAGTAATGAGCTATCAGCGCTGCACGTATTGTGGTTCGCGGGTGATACCTAGGCGAGCAGTATTACTGTGTTTGCTTACAATTAGCTATAAAAACTCTCTACCAATTTAGTGGAGTTCAATCCCCGGCATTGGGGGGCAATTTTTTCAACCAACTGACTCGATACATCACTAAAATGTCCAGCAGCTTCTCTCATATTTCGTATTTTTTGATGGAAATTCTTGCTGCCGATTTTTAAAATACGTCTCCTTGCTTCTTTATAAGAATCAGTACCCACCTTTTTAGGGTTAGGTGCAAGAATCATTGATGCGAGCAGGGAAAATTCGACTGCAACACCTTCTTCTAAATAATTGGAGCCTTTACCAAATGGAGGCCTAGGGCGCGGATCTAATAGGTGAACTGTTTCATGGGCAAGTTGATAAATGCAATATGACCAATCTTTTGCTGCTGCCATGTCTAATTCTGCAAAGGCCCCCCCATGGCCAAACCTAACTTGAGGCGCATCCGGGTCATCGTTAAAAACTGGCGGTTTGAGCAATATCAATTGATTCCGTGGTCCATATAGTTCCTGTGCAAAAGTATCTAACTTGCATTGCAACTCCCACACTTCTTTAACAGACGATTCTGGTGATTCGCTAGGTATTTGAAACTGAATTGAATAACTCATCGCTTAGCCCCATTGTAAGATTAGATACGGTATCGACAAAATTTATTGAGAATTAGCAAGATTTCTAGGTGCATATAAACATATGGCTGAATCTAGCACTACGTCAACCGACTTCATTCGGATTCCCTGTCGTTAATGATAATGGTTATCATTAATGGGTCCTCCCAGAAGGAGCTTCACCACGGGGCGGAGGACTCGCGGAAAACGGCTAGTTTTTCGTATTTGATCGACTTCATCATCATCTGCATAGGTTACTGATTTTTAAAATGGTGGGGTTAGCTAACATGTCGAATCGTTTATTTTTTGTTCATCATCATTATGGATAAAGAGATCGAGTCAATCCGGTTCAATATCAACCAGCTCGCAGGTATCACTGGCCTGCACAGGCAGACGATTTCAGGCAGGTTGAAGAATGTCGAACCTGCTCCGGGTAGTAATTCCCGCCTCAAACTTTACGCCTTGCCTGCGCTCCTGTGTGAGTTGATGAAAACCGGCGAAACCCTCGATGTTGATCAGATGACACCGCCCGATCGTAAAGCGTGGTTTCAGTCAGAGCGCGAGCGGCTCAAATTTCAGCAAGAGGTGGATGAGCTAATTCCTGCCGACGATGTGGTGCGCGAGTTTTCCTCAATGGCGAAAGCCGTGATTCAGGTGCTGGAGACGCTGCCGGACATTCTTGAGCGAGATTGTGCACTGCAACCCGCAGCAGTAATACGTGTTCAGGACATCATTGATGATCTGCGCGACAACATTGCGCTGAAAATCATAGAGGCCGATACGCCGGACAATACAGAGGAGGATGCCACCGAGGAGGATTGATGGTCGCTCAGGCAACAGCATCAGCGGTACGGAAGAATGTTGCAGACATGGTCAGGGCGCCCCGGCGCATGCCTGTGTCTGAGGCCGTCACAGAATTTATGCGTGTGCCAATGGGGGCAGGTAACTCTATCCCCTGGGACCCCACGGTAGCACCCTATCTTATTGAGCCAATGAACTGCCTAGCATCGCGTGAATATGATGCAGTAGTGTTTGTTGGTCCAGCTCGAACCGGTAAAACCATTGCACTGATAGATGGATGGTCAGCCTACAATCTGATGTGTGACCCTTCCGATATGCTCATCGTACAGATGACGGAAGAGAAGGCGCGCGAGCACTCGAAAAAGCGTCTGGCGCGCATGTATAAGCTCAGTCCTGAGTTGGCAAAGCGCCTTAGCCCACGGCGTAACGACAATAACGTTTACGACCGCATATTTCTGGCGGGGAACTATCTGAAAATCGGGTGGCCGTCGGTCAATATCATGTCGTCGTCCGATTTCAAATGTGTTGCGCTGACGGATTACGATCGCTACCCCGAAGATATCGACGGCGAAGGGGATGCGTTTACGCTGGCGTCAAAACGTACCCAGACTTTTATGTCATCTGGCATGACGCTGGTGGAAAGTTCGCCTGGTCGGGATATTCGCGACAAAAAGTACCGTCGTAAATCCACACATGAAGCGCCCCCAGCAACGGGGATCATGTCTCTGTACAACCGTGGCGATCGTCGTCGTTTGTACTGGCCGTGTCCGCATTGTGGTGAACACTTCCAACCAGTAAAAGATGTTGTCACCGGATTTCAGAACATCAGTGACCCTGTTAAAGCCAGTGAAGCGGCCTATATCGAATGCCCTCACTGTACCGGGAAAATCACGGCAGACAAAAAGCGTGAACTCAATTTGCGCGGTATATGGCTACGCGAGGGAGAGCAGGTAGACCGTGACGGAAACGTTACGGGGGAGGGTCGGCGTTCCCGTATTGCCTCTTTCTGGATGGAAGGGCCAGCCGCAGCCTACCAAACATTATCCCAACTCGTTTATAAACTGCTGACCGCCCAGCAGGAATACGAGGTAACGCAGAGTGAAGAAACCCTAAAAACGGTTATCAATACCGACTGGGGAATTCCCTACATGCCGCAGTCAGGGCAGGAGCAGCGCAAATCTGAAACATTGAAAGATCGTGCCGAGAAGGTAGCCAAACGCACGGTGCCTGATGGCGTTCGTTTTCTGGTTGCCACAGTGGATGTTCAGGGCGGGAAAAAGCGCCGTTTCGTTGTACAGGTCATAGGCTATGGCGCACATGGCGAACGCTGGGTTGTTGATCGCTACAACATTCGCCAATCACTTCGCCCCGGTAACGATGGCGAGAGTTTGCCTATCGACCCGGCAGGATATCTCGAAGATTGGGATTTGTTGCGCACTGACGTTCTGGATAAAGCCTATCCCCTGGCAAATAACCCGGACATCAGTATGCCGATACTGGCAATGGCGGTGGACTCAGGCGGGGAAGACGGCGTAACCGGCAATGCGTATGAATTCTGGCGGCAATGTCGCCGGGATGGCCTGCATAAACGTGTCTACCTGTTCAAAGGTGACAGTACCAAACGCAGCAAACTTATCAGTAAAACATTCCCGAACAATATTGACCGACAAGACCGGCGTGCGGAAGCGCGTGGGGATGTGCCGTTGTACCTGCTCCAGACTGACCCACTAAAGGACCGGATCGACAACGCACTACAGCGTGAGACGCCGGGAGCCAATTACATTCATTTTCCTGACTGGCTCGGTGAGTGGTTCTACGACGAACTGACCTACGAAGAGCGCGAACCAGACGGCAAATGGCGTAAACCGGGACGCGGGGCAAACGAGGCATTTGACCTGATGGTCTATGCCCATGCGCTGGTTATCCTGCGCGGGTACGACAAAATCAACTGGGATAACCCTCCACAGTGGGTAATGCCTACAGATGATGACTTGCCACCACAGCACAGACCCGCATTACAACCGACAACACCAGACACAACAACATCATCATCAGCCCACGAGGTAGTGGTCTCGGCTTGGGCTCCGATTAATTCATCAGGAGGCTGGGTGTGAACCAAGCAGAAATTCAAAACATGATCCAACTCTACATGGATGCTGAAAAAGCGGTGCTGGAGGGGAAAAGCATTACGTTTAACGGCCAGCAGATGACTATGGAAAACCTGAACCTGATTATCGCAGGTCGGGAGAAATGGGAGCGTCGGTTAGCGGCTTTTCAACGGGGTCAGACGGGTAGTCCCGCATATAAAGTGGCGAGGTTTCAATGAAGCTGCTGGATAACTTTATTGGAGCCATATCTCCGGCGTGGAAGGCATCTCGTCTGCGTAGTCGCTACATGATCAGCGCCTATGAAGCGGCGATGCCAACACGTACCCACAAGGCAAAGCGTGAGAATCGCAACGCAAATCAGTTAACACAATTCGGTGGTCGGTCCCTGCGTGAGCAAGCCCGGTGGCTTGATAACAATCATGATTTGGTGATCGGCATTCTGGACAAATTGGAGGAGCGTATTGTCGGGGCTAAGGGGTTTATCGTTGAACCCCAGCCATTAATGAAGGATGGAAAAATTGCAGAAGACTTTGCCTCGCAAATTCGCGCCCTATGGGGGGAATGGTCGATATCTCCTGATGTAACAGGGCAGTACACGCGCCCGGTTCTTGAGCGGTTGATGGTACGCACCTGGTTACGTGATGGCGAGGTGTTTGCGCAGTTGGTACAAGGCTCAGCCACAGGATTAACACCTGTGGCTGGCGTTCCGTTCTGGCTGGAGGCGCTGGAGCCTGATTTTGTTCCTCTGGATCGCACTGAACAGTCACAAAGATTACTGCAAGGGGTATACCTCAATGACTGGGGGCGACCAACCAAGTACATGGTGTATAAACAATTACCAGTGAGAGGCCTTCTTCAAGGCGATCTCAAAGAAGTATCCGCCGACGCCATGCTACATCTGAAATTTACCCGTCGTTTGCATCAGGTGCGTGGCAACTCGTTATTTTCCGGCATCCTTATTCGTTTGAGTGGGCTCAAAGATTACGAAGATGCTGAGCTGACTGCTGCACGTATCGCCGCGTCGTTAGGGATGTACATCAAAAAAGGTGACGGGGCGTCATTTGCAGATGCTGATGCTAAAAAGCGTGGTCCAGAGGAACTGAATATTGTTCCTGGCATGCTGTTTGATGGGCTCCAACCGGGTGAAGAGGTCGGGATGATCAAATCTGACCGACCTAACGCCAATCTTGAATCTTTCAGAAACGGACAGTTGCGGGCGGTGGCCGCAGGTTCACGCGGTAGTTTCTCCAGTATTGCCCGAAATTATGACGGCACATACAGCGCCCAACGTCAGGAGTTGGTTGAGTCCACAGAAGGATACTTGATTTTACAGGACACGGTGATCGCTGCGTTTACCCGGCCTATGTACCGTGCATTTCTGCGCATGGCGATTGCCGCAGGCCGACTCAAGATACCCATTGGTCTGAACAAAGATACCCTATTCAACGCCGTCTACTCTGGCCCTGTAATGCCGTGGATTGATCCGGTTAAAGAAGCTAATGCCTGGAAAATCCTGATCCGTGGTGGTGCTGCAACCGAAAGCGAATGGGTGAGGGCGAGAGGCTCTAACCCTGATGATGTCAAACGCCGCCGTAAGGCGGAAATCGATGAGAACAGTAAGCAGGGTCTGACATTTGACACTGACCCGGCGAACGATAAAGGAGACAGCAATGTCACGGCAAAAAATACGGCAAAAGGTGCGTAACAGTGCGCAACGAATGCCGATTAACCAGGCAAACTCATGGTTTCGTATGCAAGCGCAGAGTGATGGTGCTGCTGATATTTATATCTATGACGAAATCGGCTATTGGGGCGTAACGGCAAAGCAGTTTATTACCGATCTGGAAGCGCTGGGCGAATTATCGCTCATTAATCTGCACATCAACTCACCAGGCGGCGATGTGTTTGATGGCATCGCTATCTTTAACGCGCTCAAACATTGTGGCGCGGCAATTACTGTCCATGTTGATGGTATTGCTGCCTCGATGGCCTCTTACATCGCCATGGTGGGAAACCCGGTCATCATGCCCGAAAACACAATGATGATGATCCATTATCATTCACACTACCTCATGGGGACGCATGAAGAACCAGATTTATTCATTAACTCATTGTTAATTATGAATAAGAGAGAAATGTTATTTGCATTCCTTTTCTACTGTTTTTCGGCGTTGCAGTTGAATGTGTATTGCAATGTGTATTGCAGAATGAGGTGTTATGGCTGGCGAGAACAAGTTAAGTGACAAAGCGCTAAAAGCCTTGCATGGTAAACCCCAGTATCGCCAAAAGATGGTGGCAGATGGGCGGGGCTTGTCAGTTAGGGTTAGCACGAACGGTGCCGTGAGCTTTGTTTTTTTCTTTAGGCATTCTGGCCGACAAAGCTCCCCCGTCTGGATGACGTTAGGCAGATACCCGGATATGACACTTAAGCAGGCCAGAGAGAAAAGGGATGAGTGTCGGGCGTGGTTATCACAGGGACTTGATCCACGGATAGAGAACAAACTTACCAAAGAGAGCTTATTCACACCTGTCACCGTTAAGAACGCTATCGATTACTGGTTTGATAACTATGCCAGGGAGAAACGCAAGGAAACGGTTAGGCTTTACCGCCGTTATGAGCGGTACATCTTTCCCTACATTGGTGGCTTTCCGGTCGATAAGTGCGGTCTATCCGACTGGATAAAATGCTTTGATCGCGTGAAGAAAATAGCACCGGTTCAGTCTGCCGCGATGTTGATTGAGTTAAAGCAAATTTTCAAATACTGCCGGGTACGCCAGTTTGTGCGGTGCAATGTGCTGGATGACTTAAGCCCTGGTGATATCGGTAAATACCAGAACAAGAGGGAACGGATGCTTGAAGAAAGCTACGTTGCCGATCTGTGGGGTGTTTACTTTCATGGTAAAGGCAAAACCCGTGTGATGAATTACAAGAAAAGGATGGCAATCTTGTGTCTTGTTTTCGGGTGCAGGCTCAGTGAGGCTCGCCTATCAACATGGGATGAATGGGACTTTGAAAAATGGCTTTGGACTGTTCCTAAAGAACACAGTAAAAACGGTGAAGAGATTATTCGCCCCGTTCCTCAAAAAATGCGCCAGTGGCTGGTAAACCTGCATGAAGAGACTAAAAGGCGTGACTACATACTTGGCGAACTGAAATCTGATTCAACAGTCAGCGTTATGGGGTGCACAAACTTTATATCTTTGAAACATGAAAAACGCTGGTCATTACATGATTTGAGGCGAACGTTTTCAACAAGTCTCAATGACATGGGCGTTGATTTTATTGTCGTAGAGCAATTGTTAGGGCACACCATAAAGGGCGTGGCCGGAATTTATAATCGAAGCAAATATATTCCCCAGAAACAAGAAGCACTAGACCGATGGGTTGATTACCTTGATGGGCTGGTGGGTGAAGAAAACACAATAAAAGTGATTAAAAAAAGGAGAGCCTGATATGGCTATGCTATCCGTTGTGAAAAAAGAAGAACTCCAGTACATTCCTGAACTTGACCGAATGATTCGTGAACCTGAATGTCGGGCTATGACCACGCTGTCTAACTCAACGCGCTGGCGAATGGAACAGAATGGCACATTTCCGAAGCGCATCAAAATCGGGCCGTCAGCTGTTGCCTATCGACTTTCTGAAGTCCAAACTTGGATACGCGGTGAATGGAAATAAAAAAGGGGGAATACCCCCTTAGTTATTTATAATTTTCTAATAGAGGATTTGTTCCAAAAGCACTATGTTTATAATTAGCAACGATATCATCAAAAATTGTATGTAGTGTGCCGTCTGATAATAACCTTGTGTTTCTATATTTAACTTGGGATTGTGCTACGTAGGTTGGTACATATTTTGTTAGTTGTATCCTGTCAAGGATTAAATGTTCCAGCATCGCGTACTTTTCTATGATTTCTTTAAAATTATAATATTGGTTGTTTTTATTGGCGTGAGCACAGTTAATAGCTAGCAGGAATGTTATCTCATTATCCAAATGCGAACGAACTAAACTTGTATAGGTTTTTTTTCTACCTAAATCAAAACGATGATATCCAGCATTTGCATCAATAAACTTCAAAAGATGATAGAGAATCCTAAAATAACTCCCGTAAAAATCATCATTTTTGTGTAGTTCTATGTTTTGCATGTTAAGAGAATTATATCCATTGAGTATATTATGCGTTTTTTCCTTAAAATCTTGAGAGTTCTTTAAGTTTTTTAATGCTTCATTATGTTGTGCTAATAATAGGGCGAAAGTTGCTTCAAATGATGACTGCTTCTTTGCAAAAAGTGCAACAATAACTGCAGCACAGGTTCCGAGAGCGACGAAGAAATTTATTATGTTAGATGCATTGAAAATGGTATTTCCCATTTTTTCTCCAATCTTTTTTGAATTGTAACATGTAAAATTTATTACCTTTTATATTTTATATCTTTACGACAAAGCGCAGTGCGAACCAGCTATTTAATCCAGTTACCTATGCTAACGGACTGATTCATCCTTTTGGCTCGATACCTTGTCGCAAAAGTTCTTTACGGGCAAGAGCCTTTAGCCAATTGCCGAGGCTCACACCTTCCCGGTTGGCGGCTTCGTTTAGCTGCTGGCGTAGTTCGGGTGTTATACGGATCTGGAAGGTCGGTGACAAACCTTCACCTTTCGGAGTTTTATCTCTTTTGATAGTTGACATGTACGTACGTAATTTCCTACTATGGATTTTGTTATGTACGTACGTTATCACGGCGCATGTAACAAAAGCAACGCCCCGGAGTGCGGGAACACTGCCGAGGCGTCTAACCACCACCGTTAGATAAAGTAACGAGGCAGCTATGAAAGATCATACCACACACCCGCAAGGGCGGAATAACTACACCTGGCGTTTTCTGGCCGTACCCAAGTCTTATCCCAATATCCGAGCGATTGCTGTTTACATCACCGCACCTACTGAGGCAGAGGCACGCTCCCAGATGCAAGGCTGGGTTCTTTACTTTTCCGCCCGCCTGCCAGCTCAGGAGGTTCATCATGTGTAATCAGGGAGAACTTAGCGAAGTGCTCAAGAATGCACAGAAAGCCAGCGTTATTGCCCGTGCTCTCCATTACACATGGGTTGAGTTACAAGGGCATGAAGTGGAATTAATGCTGGAAATGACCACTGAGTATACCGATTCAGTGACTGAGTACCTGATTAACCTCTCTGGTGAAGATAGTGAGGGCGCGAACCATGAATAACATGTCAAACCAGCCATTAGCCTCACTTGCCTGTGAACTCGCCGCTTTATTGCTGGTGGTCGAAGAATGCGAATTAGACCAGGTGACATCTGTAAACCTAATCAGCCTTGCCAGGCGTGTTTCTGACAACTTGGCCGCTGGCATGGTCGAACAGGACTCAGTAGAGGTGCGCCCATGATCAGCAACGTCAAGTTCAACGAATTGGAGAAGCGGCTTGATCTGTTGGTGGAGAAAGTCACCTTTCTTGAAGAGAAGGTCAAGGTACTCACCGATAGCCAGGGTGGTGAAATTCCTCCCGGAATGACTCCAGTCGCAACGCTGGCTGCTGAGTATGGTATTTCCACCAAAAAGGCTGAAGAGTTGGCGAAAAATACGGGGGTTATGCTGGTCAAAATGAAATCCGGTGGTTTTGTTGCCCCTGATGAGAAATTCAGGGAAGCGGCACGTCTGGTACTTCGCAGTGCCAAACGTAAATATGGTTCGGCGTACTGGTTCCATCCGCTACTTGGTAAATTCCAGATGAGTGGAGGGATTCCCAAATGACGGATCAAGTAGCTGAAATGGAAGTGGTATCCGATTCTCTCTTTGCCTGTGCCTACCTATGGGCTCATGGTAAGCCATACAGCCGTTCTGATCTGGATAAGGCCATCCACCAGCATAAGGATCCAACAACCAGCTATGGGCGGCTGGTGGTTAAACTGAATCAGATACATGGAATGACCTATGAGCAGCTTTGTGACGCCGGATATCTGAATGTAGATCGGGATAAGATGATCTCTGTTCGTCGAGAGGTATTAGAGGAGTTCATCACCCGTGAAGAGTTATTAACCTGGCTATCAGATATCGAGTTCATAAGACGTGTTTTCCCAGATAGCAGTGTTAGTGGCAAGAAGACGAAGCTCCCCCTTTCCCGCGGTTCTGAGGGCTATAACGCACGGCAGGATTATGTGATTAAGCACGTACTGCCAGCGCAATCACTCTGTAGTATTTACGGCCCTAGCGGCTCCTATAAGAGCTTCCTCGCTGTTTCATGGGCATGTCATATCGCTACTGGGATGCACTGGGCAGGAAGAAGGGTGACTCAGGGGGCTGTGCTGTATGTGGTTGGTGAAGGTGGTGTGGGTGTACCTCGCAGGATCAGGGCATGGGAGGATAAGCATAAACAAACGGTCAGTAATCTTTATCTGGTGAATCGTCCGGTATTCCCTGTACGCCAGGCTGAGGTTAACGAGGTGCTGTTAGCTGCTCAGCAAGTGGAAAATGAGTGCGGTGTGCCAGTTCGCCTAGTGGTTATCGATACGCTGGCCAGATGCTTCGGGGGGAACGATGAGAACGATGCTCGTGATATGGGGGCGTTCATTGAAGGTTGTGACAACATCAAGCAGAAAACGGGCGCCACAGTGCTGGTGGTTCACCACTCTGGCAAGGATGAGGCCAAAGGGGCGCGTGGTTCGAGTTCATTCAGAGCGGCTCTGGACGCTGAATTCAATGTTAAGCGGGAGGGTGAGAGCAAGGCGTTGATCCTTTCATGCACGAAAATGAAAGACGCCGAGGAGCTGGAGCGGAAAGCATACGACCTTAAAAGCATTGACCTCTATACAGATGAGGATGGAGAGAGTGTTTGTTCTCTGGTTGTACATGATGTTCCACGCGATGCTAAAGAGATTGATCCTGATCTGGCGGGAGTTGAGAAACTCACTGATAACCATATGGCGCTCTGGCAGGCCATTAGAAGCCGTATTTCACGCAATGAGCCGTGCAATCGTGCCGTTATTCGTGATGACCTTAAAGCGATGGGGATTAGCACTAAACATTTCTCACGTTGGTTGCAAAAACTCATCGACGATGGTCGGGTTACACAAGATGGTGATCTGCTTGCAATTCAGACATTAAGGGAGGTGGGCTACTAAGTGGGGAGGGTGTGGGGAGGGTGGGGAAGGTGCCCCCATATTCCCCACTTCGCGCCCATATATAGGGACAAAGTGGGGAATAACGCTTAAACCCCCATCATTGCTGGTCTGTGAGGTGTTTCTTAAAAAGCAGGTGGGGAGAAAGTGAGTAGGGTATTAAGTGGGGAGTAAGTGGGAAACTTGTGATCTGATAAATGAGTAGAGTGCCTTGATAGACACTCTTTATTTATTGTTTAAATTTTCCAAATTGTCTTATAAGCCAGTAGAGCTAGCTCATCAGTTTTGTCTTTTATGTGTTGTTCAGTCCATGAGGCTTCATTTTTATAAGTTTCATAAAAATCATGTGTATAACGGAAGTTACTATCTTTATATAAGACTATTTTTTTCGTGAATGGCAAGGTGTCTGCTTTTAAATTTATATTAGATCCTAAGGGAATAAGATTTCCAACCATTCCTATAAAATGGAGGTTCGACGACTGAGGCGTTATATGCTCAAGTGTAATGTCTAATGGAATGACTTCATCATTTCCTCTTATATGTCGTTCAATAGTGAAGTAAATGTATTGAATTAATTTTCGATGCGTTGTTTTTTTCTTTGTATATTTAATCTCTCTGAATTTTTCTATAAAAGTCGATTCAGGAGGAATTCTATTAGCTAGTTTGCTTTTTAAATCTGTCAGCACAGCTCTTGCTTCATGTTTGTTTTTAGCATCCAGAAGTTTTCTTGCTGCATATGAATAAGTGTTTTCGACCCCAGATGGGCGTAATGAGCCAATTGCATTAAAAAGGAAATGAAATTTTTCAACAAGTTTTAATGTGTTAGCTAATTCAGAATATCTTATTTTTTTATTATTGAAGCATTCAAATAGTGATAGTAGAAATGGTCGGCATATACTAACATTGAAGATTTTTAATGCCAATAGGCTGTAGTATATCTGTTTAGCATGCTGTTCTCTCCAATCATCAAATCTAGGGTCTAGGATTTTGGAGTATATGGTTACATCAGAACTGATTTTTGCAAGGAAAGTTGCGCTGTCTAATTCGCCGGAAATGATTTTTTGTTTAAATGACTTATAGAGCGAACCTTCACTTACGACCACATAATGACCACTCCACCAGTGTCTTATATAATTTGTTAATTTGAAGTTTTTATTGCGCTCTGACAATTCATTAATCATTTTGCTCCACCCGCGCTCTGCATAATCAATAGGGTGAGTTTTTCTCATTTCACTAAATATTTTATTCTTAATAAGATCTGCTGAATCAAGATCCATACCTCTTGCATTCAGAATTTCAAAGATAACATAAGCATCATCCTCATTATCAACTATCACTCGAATGATTTTTACTTTGGTTGTTAATTGCTTTGCGATAGCTCTGATGAATTTTATTTTTGCTTGGTTGTCAACTTTATCTGGTTCTGTTTTCAATAATTCAGATATGGTTTCCGTCGATGCAAGTCTATCATAGAAATAATTGTACGCTTGTTTTAGTAATTCATCTTCAAGATTATTTGTGCTTCCCTTTTCCTTTTTATAGAATTGAATTGCTAGTTTAAAAAAATCACTTTCTGATTGTCTGTCCAGTTTGAAATATTTTGCAGGTTCATCACTTTCTTCACTTTCTTCACTTTCATCAATGCTTATTCCTTCGATGTAATTATTATAAAAACTTTCACCAATACTACCGCTATCAAGTTCTTTGAGTCGTTGACATATAGCGCAAATTAATATGGTTATAACTGTAAGGCGTTGTTGTCCATCTACAATACTGAGTCTAAATCCATCTTCATTCCCAGCTAAAACAATAGCACCTAAAAAATATTCTTGATGCTCGAACCTATCAGTTTCGTATTTAATATTAGAAAGAAGATCGTACCAAAACTCTTGTAATTGTTCTTCAACCCATGAAAATTCACGTTGATTCCTTGAGACATAATATTGTTTTCTTAGCGAGAATAAATTATCAACTGATAAAGGATGTGCTTTGAATTCCATTTTTAACCTCATTGAAAGATGAAGTATGACGTGTGAGGAGATATTGCTATCGCCATAGAATCATCACAGTTTTCTTAGGAACTTCTAAACCATTTTTTTGGATAAAAAAAATTTTACTTACCACTTTTATTGATCAATAATTGCACTCATACCATTGATCACGATAAGGGTAATAAGATGGCAGATAAGAGCAAATCGGCACACGATAAGGGCGGTACTGTCCATATCGACGCCGAGACAATGAAAAAAATTGAGGAATATCAGGCTTTCATCAAGAAGAACCATCCTGAGATGCCTGTTCCCACTAAAGGCCAGATTGTGCGCAGTAGCGTGAATTACTGGCATCAGCAGACGCTAGGGGCATGGGTATGAAAGGTTGGTACTCCATCAAAGCAGTCAGCGGTAGTGCAGATATCAGCGTTTACGAGGAGATCGGCGGCTGGGGTATTACCGCGCAGCAGTTCTCCGAAGACCTGAAAGCTCTGGGCGATATTTCTCATATCAACCTGCACATTCATTCCCCTGGTGGTGATGTATTCGACGGCATCGCTATCTACAACCTTCTGAACAAGCACCCTGCAAAAATCACCGTGCATATTGATGGCCTGGCTGCGTCTATGGCGTCTGTCATCGCGATGGCTGGCGATCACATCGTTATGCCTGAGAACGCGCTCATGATGATTCACAAGCCGTGGGGGATCTCTGGCGGGAATGCTAACGACATGCGGGACTATGCCGAGCTACTGGATAAGGTTGAAAATGTGCTTATCCCTGCCTACGCCCGAAAAACAGGTAAATCAACAGAAGCGTTGGCCACCATGCTGGAGGATGAAACCTGGATGGATGGCCGCGAGTGTGTAGCGCAGGGATTTGCCGACGAACTATTGCCGGCTGTCAGTGCGATGGCCCGTATTGAATCGAAACGAATTGAGGATTTTGAACATATGCCAAACGCATTAAAAGGGATGATTACCAGCCCTAAAGGGGTGACCAGCAACGCCATGCCTGAACAGAGCCGCATCAATGGCATTAAAGATCTGTTCGCCATGTTTGGCGGCAAGCATGACTCACTGAAAATGCAATGCTTGGAAGATGCCGATTGTACAGCTGAGAAGGCAAAAGACCTGCTTTTAGCTGAAATGGGGCGTGGTACCACACCATCCGATAAGAATGATAATGCCCATATTTACGCGGGAAACGGCAATATTGTGGGGGACAGTATCCGGCAAGGGCTAAATACCCGTTTGGGGTATGAGCGTTCGGAACGTGGCAATCCATATGCCATGATGAGCCTGTTTGAAATGGCACAGGCTTCGCTGGTGGATCGTGGTATCGGTATCTCTGGGTTTGGTAACCGTTCGCAGATTGTGAACCTGGCCTTTACGCACACCAGTAGTGATTTTTCTCATATTCTGGCCGCTGGTGCTGAGAAATCCGTGTTGACTGGCTGGCAGAATAGCGGCGAGACATTCCAGCAATGGACGAAGACCGGATCACTGTCAAACTTCCATGAAGCTAAACGAGTCGGTATCAATGGCTTCTCACATCTTGATAAGGTTCCTGAGGGGGCTGAATACAAGTATGTGACAACCAGTGACAGTGGGGTGCCTATTGCGTTGGCAACATATGGAAATATCTTCTCTATAACCCGTCAGGCCGTTATCAACGATGACCTAAGCCAACTGACCACTATCCCTCAGGCAATGGGGCGTGCTGCCGCACGAACAGTAGGGAATCTGGTCTATTTGTTGCTCACAACCAATACGCCATTTACTGACGGGAAAGCGCTGTTCCACGCTGACCATAGAAACCTGATCGCTAAGAGCCTGGACACTGACGGGCTTAATGAGGCGCGTAAGGCTATGCGACTGCAAGAAGATGCAAACGGCGACCCTATTAACGTTATTCCTGCGTTTATTCTTGTGCCAGCGGCACTGGAAGGTGCAGCCAACCGAGCTGTGCTTTCTTCCTCTTCTCTGTTCCCTGTGGATGACAGCGGCACACTGAACCAGAACCCCGGCATTATCAACGTGGTTAAGGACATGGCGCAGGTTGTTGTTGATCCGCGCTTGGATAAGGCCAACAACAAGCAATGGTATGTCGCCGCAGCACAAGGCACGGACACTATCGAGGTAGCCTATCTGGATGGTATGGACACGCCTTACCTTGAGCAACAGGAAGGATTCACAGTTGATGGTATTGCATGGAAGGTGCGTATCGATGCAGGTGTGGCGGCTCTGGACTATCGCGGCATGGTGAAGTCGAACGGTCAGGCGTGACCATCTCAAGTGATAATCGTTATCGTTTATAAAAGGTACTCCCAAAAGGAGTGCCTACCACGGGGCGGCGGACTCGCGGAAAACGGCTAGTTTTTCGTGTTTTATTAACTTCATCATCATCTGGTAACTGATTGATTTTATATGGCGTAAAAATTGTAAAATCTGAAAAGATGATGATTTGTGCGTTTTTTGTTCGACATGTTGGTGGTTTTTTTGTGACAAAAGCAACGCACTACTGATCTGAGCAAATAAGGAGGGGCCATGCTTAAACGAGAGGCGATAGAAGCAGTAATTGAAGAAATGGCAAAGTTGAACGGCCATGAACTTAACGGGCAGGACAGACTAATGATCCGTACCCGCCTCAATAGCGCTCTGGCTGCCAAGGAACGACATCGCAAGAGAATAGAGGCTGATCCTTATCAATGGATTCGACCCAGCACACCCCGATAAGTGATAACGATCAAATTCAGCAATAAAATCAGAAAGTATTCCTCACTCATTGTTGATTAGCCAGATTTAAGCCATATTTCCAGAAGGGACTTAATACATAAGGGTTATCACAATGGCCGGACAATTAGACGAAGCAGCAAAACAGATTTTGGGTACCTTACTGGCAGATTTTACAGATAGGGGATTAACCGCTCAGGACTTAAAAGATGGTTACGAAGGACCTAATATTGAGGCCTTAGCGACTGCGGTATGCAGTGTTGCTGATTTTACAACAGTAGACTTTGATGTCGCTTTTGACGATCTCGAAAAAAGTAAGATGATAAAAACAGGACCGATGGCCGTTTATGATAACGATAGGAGTAGTTCCGTCGTTTTTATTGGGATCTATAGCAAGCGTGAGTTTGTTTACCTGACAGAAGCTGGATATAAAGAGTCTCGCAAAGCTCCTAACCGTCCGCAACGCGTTCAGCGTATAGTCAACAACCTGACTATTACTGGTGGGAGTTTCAGTAACATGCAACTTGCGCAGGGTGAATCTATTAAACAGGAGTTCAATGTTGCTGAAAGCAGTGATTCTGACATCGTAAATAAATTGATTGAGATTCTTGAGGCTCAAGGTGTGAAAGCCACAGCAGAGAATCGTGATGATGTTGTTTCTGCGGTTGCTGAGGCCAATAAGGGGAATGCAGGTAACGCCCAAAGTTTACTATCTAAGGCTTTTGGTGTGACATGGGATACAGCTAAGAAAGTAGCGGTACCTGTCATCGCGGAGTTAGTGAAAAAGAGTATCGGGCTTTAATATTGTCATTTTTCATAAGGCCGCAATCGCGGCCTTTTTTGTTGGTTTTAATTGTGTATTGCAACGTGTATTGCAGTTTATGTTTTTGCACATGCAATGCTTAAAAATATCCTTTCACTTCAATAACCTGTTTTCAAGCCATTGCATGATGATCCATAAGCCGTGGGGCGTTGCGGGCGGTAATGCCGATGAAATGCGTGATTACGCCGATCTGCTGGATAAGGTAGAAAATAACCTGATCCCAGCATACGCGGCAAAAACAGGTAAAACGCCGGAAGAGATTGCGGCGCTACTGGCGGATGAGACCTGGCTCTCCGGCAGCGAATGTGTCGAACTTGGCTTTGCCGATCAGGTAGTAGCTCCGTTGCAGGCGATGGCCTGCATTAATTCAAAATGCATTGAGGACTTTGAAAAGATGCCACAGAACATCCGTAATATGATTAAACCGCCGCGAGCTACTGCTACTAACCAGCCGCAGGCAACCACACAAACCACCACGACGGCAGATCCCGATCAAACAGCGATTCGTGCGCAGGTTATTGCCGAGCAACGAGCGCGTGTTAATGGCATTCAGGATTTGTTTGCCATGTTCGGCGGTCGTCATTCAGAGTTGGCCGCGGAATGTATCGCTGATGTTGAATGCTCGGTAGATGCCGCAAAAGATAAACTGTTGGCGAAATTGGGGACGAATGCGACACCGAGCAACGCAACGAACGCACCACACATCTACGCCGGAAACGGTAACTTTGTTGGTGATGGTATTCGTCAGGCGTTGATGGCACGTGCCGGATATGACAAGCGCGATAATGGTAACGTCTACAACGGGATGACGTTGCGTGAATATGCCCGTATGTCTCTGACAGAGCGTGGTGTGGGCGTTGCAGCATACAATCCTATGCAGATGGTCGGCCTGGCATTCACGCATACCAGCTCAGATTTTGGCAATATCTTGCTGGATGTGTCAGCTAAAGCGCTGCTGCAAGGCTGGGAGGAATCGGAAGAAACGTTTACCCAGTGGACGAAGCGCGGTCAACTGGCTGACTTCAAAACGGCCCACCGTGTCGGACTGGGTGGATTCCCTTCGTTGCGAAAGGTCCGTGAAGGGGCTGAATACAAGTATGTAACGACCAGCGATCGTGGTGAACCTATTGCGCTCGCCACCTATGGGGAAATTTTCACCGTCAGCCGTCAGGCTATTATTAATGATGACCTGAATTTACTGACCGATGTGCCTATGAAGCTGGGTCGCGCAGCCAAGGCAACGGTAGGTGACCTGGTATATGAAGTGCTGGTCGGAAATCACAAACTCTCAGACGGGAAGGCGTTATTTCATAATGATCACAACAACCTGTCATCCGGCGCTATCAGCATTTCCAGCCTGGATGCCGCACGCCAATTGATGCGCAAACAAAAAGCGCATGGAACCGGGAAAGATGGCGCGGATGGACGCAGCCTTAACATCCGACCTGCATTCATGCTGGTTCCGGTGGCGCAGGAAACATTGGCAAGTCAGACGATTAAGTCAGCCAGCGTGAAAGGGGCTGACGCTAACAGCGGCATCATCAACCCAATCCAAAACTTCGCCGAAATTATCGCCGAAGCACGGCTTGATGATAACAGCGCCAAGGCATGGTATCTGACCTCAGCGCAAGGTACGGACACAATCGAGGTTGCCTATCTGGATGGCGTTGACACCCCTTATATCGAGCAGCAGGAGGGTTTTACGGTGGATGGTGTTGCAACCAAAGTTCGTATCGAAGCAGGGGTTTCCCCGCTGGATTATCGCGGCATGGTCAAATCTACCGGCGAATAATCAGCACCATAAAACAGAATGCCCGAAAGGGCTTTTTTTATACCTAAAATCCGGCCCGTTAGGGCCGAGATGGAGATCGATATGGCTACAAACTTTGTGCAGGATGGGAAGACCATCGCAATTACGGCGGGAACGGATGCCATTGCTAGCGGTGAATTGGTCGTTGTTGGCGATATCGTAGCCGTTGCGCTAGTTGATATTGCGGCGGGAGCGGGCGGTGACGGACTGGCCGAAGGCGTGTTTTTCTGTCCGAAGCTCCCCGCTGACGTTGTCGCAATCGGCAAGAAACTATATCTGAACGAAGATGGTACGTTGCAGTTAACCGCGACGGACGCCACTTATGCAGGGATCGCCTGGGCTGCGGCTGGCGCTGGTGTCTCCTTTGTTCATGTGAAGCTCAATGGCTAATCCATTTGAGCGACTGGCGGAACGCATGGATGCGGCAACCGTCAACCGGATGGGGAAAACGGTACAGATCAATGGCGCAGATCATATTGCGGTTGAGAGCCACTTTCTGCCTGAAATGGGGCCGGTGTCTGGTGATGGTATCTCGCTGGTTGTGTTCACTGAATATCGACCTAAACGTAACGATTCCGTGCTGTTCTCTGGTCAGGAATACATCGTGACTCGGCACCAGATGTTTAACGGTAAACCGCAGATATTTATCGAATAGGGGGCGAAATGTCTCTTTCCGGCCTAGAACAGGTCATCAACAACCTCAACACTATTAGCAAGACCGCTGTTCCAAAAGCGACCGCTCAGGCTGTCAACCGTGTTGCGGGGCGGGCTATCAGTCGTAGTTCGCGCAAGGTCGCGCAGCAAACCAAAGTCCCTACCAGACTGGTAAGAGGACGCTCACGGTTAAAGAAAGCATCCAGCAACCGCCCGATCGCCACTATTAATGTTAACCGTGGAAACTTGCCTGCTATCAAGCTAGGTGCTGCTCGCGTCCAGTTGCGGCGAAAGAAAGGCGCTTTGCTGGCTGCGGGTAGTGTGCTGCGTGTCGGTAAATTCTCTTTTCCCGGTGCGTTTATCCAGCAACTGAAAAATGGCCGCTGGCACGTCATGCGACGTACCGCAAAATCGCGTTATCCGATCGAGGTGGTGAAAATTCCTCTTGAGAAGCCATTAACTACAGCGTTTCGTGAGGAAACCACTGCATTGGTTGAAACGGATATGCCGAAAGAACTGCGCTTTGCCCTGAACAATCAACTGAGGATTATTCTGAAACGATGATCAAACACTCCGCAATACGTAAATCCGTTTTGGACGCTCTCAAAGCATCTGTTACAGACGGTTCTGTAATGTTTTTCGACGGTCGCCCCGGATTTCTGGACGTTCAGGATTTGCCAGCTATTGCTGTCTATCTGAGTGATGCTGAACCAACGGATGATTATCTGGATGCAGGTCTGTGGCGTGCAACACTGCATGTCGAAGTCTTTCTGAAAGCCGCAAGCCCCGATTCGGAGCTGGATAATTGGGTAGAGCAAGAAATTTTACCAGTAATGGAAAACATTCCTGCACTGAATGAGTTGACTGAAACCACCGTGCAGCAGGGCTACGAATATCAGCGTGATGATGAAGCTGTGACGTGGGGCTCTGCTGATGTGAAATATTCACTGACCTATTATATGTGAGAACACTATGTCTACAACGGAACCGATTAAGGGGGCCGGGACAACTCTCTGGATTTTTACAGGAACCGGAGACCCCTACGCAAATCCCACTACTGATACAGGCTGGACTCGTTTAGCGAAAATCAAAGAACTCAACCCCGGTGAAATGACCGCTGAATCCTACGATGATACGTATCTCGATGATGAAAATGCGGACTGGAGTAATACGGCTCAGGGGGAGAAATCAGCAGGGAATACCAGTTTTACGCTGGCATGGAAGCCAGGAGAAGCAGGTCAGCAAGATTTGATTGACTGGTTTACGTCTGGTGCTGTTCGCGGATACAGAATTAAGTATCCCAACGGCGTTGTTGATGTATTTAAAGGTTGGGTGAGTTCGCTGGGCAAGTCTATCCCTGCGAAAGAAGTGATCACCAGAACTGCGCAGGTAACCAATACAGGAAAACCGTCTCTGGCGGAGGAGGCCACTCCTGAACCCAGTAACGGTTAATTAACCAATTCTGCTTTTTCATGCCCTGCTTTGCAGGGCTTTTTTGTGGGAAAAAACAATGCATCTAAAGAAAGAAAATTTTGGTGAGGGTGATCAAGTTCTTCTTCATGAGCTTTCAGCTTTACAACGAATGGAGTATTTGGAATTCATAGCTGATCACTCTTCAAAATTAGACGCCATACCTGCCGATGCCCCTGAGTCAAAGAAAATGGCAGAGTTTGGCTCATTGACAATGAAACTTCATGCCTGGCTTGTTTCTCGCTCTCTTTGGCATAGCGACCGTAAACGTAATATTGATGAAATAATGGATGAAGTGTTAAACGACTGGTCGCCCAAAATGATTACTTCCGCAGCAGTAAAGGTTCAAGAGTTGAGTGACATTCTGCCTGTGGAGAGTGACAGCAGTGCAGATGATACAACTCCTAAATCTCTGGGAAAGTCTTAGCGGAACAGCGGCTATTTATCATGCGCTTAGCGCGAGAGTTTAAGCGTTCCGACTGGAAAATGATGCTCTCAGAAATGTCATCATCGGAATTATCGGACTGGTTCCTCTTTTTTTCTGATAACTATTTCTCTGATGATTTATTGGATGCCGAGTTTTCAACGCTGCGTGCAACCGTAATGATTTTGGCTGGAAACAAAAACGTTTCCGTTGAAGAACTCAGCCTGCTGCATGGTCAGCCTGAATCGGTAGAGGCTACCGATGAAGAAATGATGACAATAGGTGAAGGTTTATTTGGAGGGGTGCGCTATGGCCCAGCAAGTGGGTGATTTAGTCGTAAATCTTGATGCTGACAGCGCGTCATTCAAAGAACAAATTGAGCGAGCTAAGAAACAACTGAGCGGCTTTGGTGAATCCGCAGATTCAGCATCAATAAAAGCACGTGAGATGCTTAATGTGAATGCCGCTTCGCGTGGACTGACGACAGAGCTATCAAGAAACGCAGAAGCGGCCAAACGAGCAGGCATTTCCGTGGGGCAGTACAATGCTGCTATGCGTATGTTACCTGCGCAAATGACGGACGTTGTTACTCAGCTTGCAGGCCAGCAAAACCCTTTATTAATCCTGATCCAACAGGGGGGGCAAATAAAGGACTCGTTCGGTGGAATTATACCGACATTTCAGGCATTGGCTGGTTCTATTAATCCGATTTATTTGGGCGTTACTGCTCTCGCGGGAACTGTTGGATATTTAGGTTATCAGGTCTACCAGTCGAGTAAGCAAACTGATGCATTCAATCAGTCAATTGCCAAGACGGGTAATATCAGCGGGCAGACGTCTGGTAGTCTTAAAAATATTTCCGACCAGATTGCAGAGAATGTGAAGCAAAGTAAGTCGTCTGCTGCCGCTGTTGTTGCACAAGCGACAGGGCTTGGTTTATCTATTGAGCAAATCAAGTTGGTTAGCCAGTCAGCATTGATCATGTCGAAAACGACAGGTCAAAATGTCGAAGATTTGGTTACACAACTCGGTAAAATACCGCAAGACCCGTTGAAATCATTTATTGATATAAATAATCAATACAACGTCGCCAATCTTGCTCTTTATGAGCAAGTAAAAAACATGGTTGATTTAGGTGATAAAGCGGGAGCAACAAAGCTAATTATTGAATCACTCACTGATAGCCAGAAAAAATTTAAAGATGACGGCAAGGACAGTATTGATAGCCTTAGTGGTGCCTGGGATGTGCTGATAGGAAAGATAAAATCCTATAAGTTTTGGTATGACGATTACGCTGAAAAAATTTCAGCTACCCCTAATCTTTACCCTACCCCTCAATTCACTACGGGTTCACCAGTATTTGACCGCATTAATGCTGAGATGGATGATCAGGCCAAGCAGACCGCAAATAGTTGGAGTGCGCTGAATGGAATTATTCAGGATACATCAACATTCGTTGGCGATGCCAATGCCCGTGCTGCAGAATTCAATAAAAAGCAGATTGAGGCAAATCAGAAGGCTGATGAAATAATAAAATCTGGCAGAACAAATGCACAGATTAGAGCCGAAGAAAGCGCAAGATTAAAGCGTGATCTGGATTCTGGGTCATTATCTCTGGAGAAGTATAATAAAGCTATTTCTGCCATTAACGAGAAATATAAAGATCCTAAACAGAGGCAATTTACAACGCCATCTGGTGATAGGGCGGAGGAAGCGGCTCAAGCACAACTGAGCGCGCTGCAAGCACAATTAAAAGTTTTGACTGAGCATAAAAGTGCGAACGATGTAATTAGTCAGCAACGAAAGGATTTGTGGCAGACAGAAGCTCAGTATGCTGTATTACAAGAATCATCTAAGAGCAGACAGCTTTCAACTCAAGAAAAATCATTACTCGCTCATAGCAAAGAAACACTGGAGTATAAGCGTCAACTTGCTGACCTTGGTGATAAGGTTGCTCTTCAGCAGAAGCTGAATGCATTGGCCGATCAGGCAACAAAATTTGCACAGCAGCAGTCAGCTAAGAGGTCGGAGATAGATGCCGCTTCACGGGGCTTATCAAGCAGAGAGTCGGGAAGAGAAAGTACCAGAGATCGACTCAGATCGGTTTATGAGGGCAATCCAGAGACTCAGCAAAAAGTTTTAGCCGAGCAGGAAAAAACGTATGCCGCTGAGGATGATCTCCGTGCTAACTGGCAGGCAGGGGCTAAATCTGCTTGGGCTGAATATGCGGACTCTGCAACTAATGCATATAGCCAGATTCAGCAGGTTGGTTTATCTGCATTAAACGGGTTGAGTAGCCAACTCACAACATTTTTAACAACCGGAAAGGGTAGTTTCAAGGATTTTACTAAATCTATCCTTACCATGTTGACTGAAATATTGATGAAAATGGCTTTGGTTAAGGGAATCGAGGCTATTGGCAGTGCGTTTGGTTTTGGTGTTACAGCTAATGCAAAAGGTGGCGTTTACTCATCTAGTAGTCTTTCATCATATTCCGGTCAAATCGTCGATAGCCCCACATTGTTCGCCTTTGCTAAAGGTGCGGGATTGATGGGGGAGGCTGGTCCTGAAGCGATCATGCCACTTACTCGTAATGCGAATGGTGTTTTGGGTGTGCGTGCAGTTGGGGCAGTTGGTAGTGCTGCACCGGTTGTAAATATTAATATTGCTAGTGATGGTCGTGTATCTCAGAGTTCATCAGCTGGGCTAGAGCAGTTTGGTGGCGAAATTGGGAGGTTTGTCGATCAGCGCTTCAAAGTGCTTTTGCAGAAAGAAATGGGGCAAGGCCGCAGTTTGAGTACAGCAATGAAAGGGAGGAGGGGGTAATGATAGAAACCTTTAGCTGGCCAGTGCAGATCGGAAATAGACCAGAGGTCGAATATAAGGAAATAGTTCGGAAAGTTCAGTTTGGCGACGGCTACGCGCAGGTTTCAGGCGATGGGCTAAACAGTGAGACTATCTCATTCCCTTATTCCTTCCGCGGGAAAGTTGAAATTGCTCTCGCGATCTGTGATTTTTTGAGACGGCACCGAAAAAAGGCGTTCATATGGACACCGCCCCACGGAGATAAAGGTCTTTATCTGGTAGCAGCAGATTCTGTAAAGTTTGCTGCTGTAGGTAAGACTCAAGGGATTGTCTCTGCAACGTTTGAACAAACCCATGAACCTTAGCAAAAGCAGAGAATATGCTGTTTAAAATGCTATGCAATGATAGGATGTTTCTGAACGTAACCATACATGGATGCAGAGCATGAAAAAAATAATTTTTAGCCTAATTGGTGTTACTTTTTTGACTGGATGCACAGTAAACCTCCCATTTAATAATCGACTCGGATTTGATTCAGTAAAGGATGTTCAGTCATCAGTTCATCTTGAGAAAAAGCCTAGTTTGAATATTAAATGGGATCCAAATACCTTTCCGAAAAGGATCGATATTCAAGGCGCGGATGGTTTCGTTGGTGGAGGCTCTAGAACGAGAGTACCAACTGGTATTGCTCTTTCAGCTAGAATAGAGGAAGCGATTGCTACGTTTGCTGATATATCAGCGAGTGGCAAGCCATTAACCATAACGGTAGTTGAGGCTAGATCAGGTTTTGAATATTCAGCGGGAATATTTAATGTCACACCGGGTATTGATGTTGGTACTGTTTATTTAAAAACTAGCTTCAATATGGATGGGGTAACATGGTCTAATGAATTTAGATCGCAAATAAAAGACCCAACCATTGGCGGGACGAGCCAAACAGGAATTCTTGAGGCTGCATGGGATAATGTTGCAGTTCAAGTAGCTAAAGATATTGCGAGCAAATTAAAGTGAAATCGTAGCCTGCTGAAGTACCATTATTAAGCCCAGCCATAGCGCTGGGCTTTTTTACATCTGAGAGAAGTCATGTCATTAAATACCGATTCCCAAAAACTGGAGCCTGGCGATCGCGTGCGCCTGTTTGAAGTGGATTGCACTGCGTTCGACGGCCCTGAACTGTATTTTCACAATCATCCTATTCAACATACTGCGGCAGAAATTGAAGCCGCAGGCGATGATGAAACGAAACTTCCCGCCAAATCGATATGGTGGCAGGGCATAGAATATAAGGCATGGCCGACGCAGATTGAAGGGTTGGAAATGACCAGTGACGGCAGCGCGCCGACCCCTATATTATCAGTAGGCAATATCGATGGAATGATTACGGCACTATGTCTCGCGTATCAGAATTTGATGCAGGCCACCGTGCGTATTCACACCACGTTCGCGCATTATCTCGATGCTCGAAATTTTCCTGATGGCAATGACGAATCCGATCCGACACAGGAACGGTTAGAGGTCTGGTACATCGACAGCAAAATACGTGAGGATGACGAAGCGATCGCGTTCCAGTTGTCATCCCCTGCTGATTTACAAGGAATCATGATCCCAACCCGTCAGATTCATAGCCTCTGCACTTGGTGCCAGCGCGGGCAGTATCGCGGGGCATCCTGTGGATATACCGGCACTAACTATTTCGATACTGATGGCAATCCTGTTGACGATCCGTCGCTGGATGAATGCTCTGGACTGCTATCAACCGGCTGCAAACGTCGATGGGGTGAGGATGCGGAATTGCCGTTCGGTGGGTTCCCTGGCTCTGCGCTAATAAAGAGGTAATCGTGAAACTCAGCAAATTAATCATTACAGAAATACTCGCTCACGCGGAGCAGGATTATCCCCGTGAATGCTGCGGTGTCATTGTGCAGAGCGGCAGAAAGCAGCGTTACGTCAAATGCCGAAATACGGCCAGTGAACCTAATGATCAGTTTTCTATGAGCCCAGAGGATTACGCAGAAGCTGAAGATACGGGAACAATTATTGCGATCGTTCACAGTCATCCCGACGCAACAACGCAACCCAGCAATCTCGATCAGGCGCAGTGTGACCTGTCACAGTTGCCGTGGATTATCGTAAGTTGGCCTGAAGGTGATATTCGAGCCATCATGCCGACAGAAGGTGTTAAACCACTACTTGAGCGTCCGTTTGTCCACGGAATTTGGGACTGTTACGCGATTGTGCGTGACTGGTATCAACTTGAGCGCAGCATTACGCTGCCAGATTTTGAGCGCTCAGACGGGTGGTGGAACCGAGGCGAAAACCTCTACATGAAGCATTACGCCGAAGCGGGGTTTATTGAGGTCAGTAGTGAGCTACAGCCCGGCGACGTAATCATTATGCAGGTGCGTGCAGATGAGCCGAATCACGCGGGGGTTTATGTTGGCAACGGTGAAATGGTGCATCACATGCACGGGCAATTGAGCCAGAAAGTGCCATACGGTGGCTACTGGCTTGACAGAACAATAACCCGATTACGTTATACAGGGGGGAAGAATGTCGGCAGCAATTGAGTGTCAGTCGCTCAAAACCATCCGGCTCTACGGCGTGCTGGGTGCAACGTTTGGGCGCGTGCATCGTCTGGCAGTTGAAAGCCGTCAGGAAGCAATAAAGGCGTTAAGCGTGATTATCCCCGGCTTTGAAAAGTTCCTGCTGACGAGTAAAGCGCGTGGGCTGACGTATGCCGTGTTTGACGGAAAGCGCAATCTTTCTAAAGATGAGTTAGATTTTAACGTCAGTAATGAAATCCGTATTGCGCCGGTAATTATCGGCAGCAAACAGAATGGACTATTTCAAACAATCCTCGGCGCTACGTTGTTAGCGGTAGCCATATTTGCCCCCTGGGGAACTGCGTTTGCGTATTCTAACTTCTTGGGGGCTCTCGGCGGATCGATGGTGCTGGGTGGAATAGTTCAGATGCTAACGCCGATGCAGGGCGGAATATCAATGCGCGAATCTCCCGACAATAAACCGAGCTATGCATTTGGCGGGCCGGTTAACTCAATTGCACAAGGCAACCCAGTTCCTATTCTCTACGGTCGCCGCAGAATCGGCGGCGCAATTATTTCAGCGGGTATTTACGCAGAAGACCAACAGTAAGGAATATCAATGCAAGAGAAATACGTTATTAAAAACTCATCCGGTTTATATATCGGCAACCTATTAATTGCTGATGATGTAACGTTTGTGATGAAAGTGGAATTGGCGAAAACATTTGTTACTGAGGGAGCGGCTAATGAATTTGTTGAGCAAAAAGGTCTGACTGATGTTTCAGTTAAAAAAATCACTGTAACCATGATTATTAACGAGGTGTGAAATGGAAAAGAATGTTGAAGCTATTATCAAAAATTCGATTATCGGGTCTAAAGCATTCGATAACCTCAAAGCGGAAACGGATGAACAGCGCCGCATTGCAGCGCTGGAAGACCGAATTACTGCGCTTGAATCTGCACTTACGTGCGGAACTATTACAGCCATCCGCACATTAAAACTACAATCTAGTTAATATCTTTAAATTGATTAAGAAAATTAGCTACGCCAATTACATGTTTATCATTTTCTTGAAGATTCAACTGATCAAGAAGCGCTTGCTTTTCTGTAGGGTTAAATCTCGTAAAAAATAAAGCAAGTGTGAGTCTTAAAGCCATTACTTCTCTACCTAAAGATTCAATGGATGATCCATCAATAGAATCTGCTATCTGAATATCTTGAATATTACTCACTTTAACTCCTTAACCCGAAGGTAATCAGCCATCTCTCCGGGGTAAACGCCTGCGCGTATGCGTGGGCGGGCTGATGGGTTCCCTATAGTGCTGTGCGTAATGTTTTTGATTTTCACGTTATCCCGATAAACGCAGGCTGTATAGCCTGATATTTGATCAGCATTGACCCGCCATTGAGCGGGTTTTTTCGTTTTTGAGGTATCCATGCAATCAGTGATTGAAGGTAGAAAGGGCGGCAGCAGTAATGCGCGAACGCCCGTTGAGTCTCCCGATTCCATCCAGTCCACGTCATACGCAAAAATCCTGCTTGCGCTGGGCGAAGGGGAGTTTAAAGGCGGGTTGGATGGCACTCGAATTTTTCTTGATGGGACGCCGATCACTGACGCGAACGGCAACGCTAATTTTTCTGGCGTTACGTGGGAATTTCGCTCCGGCACTCCCGATCAATTCTATATTCCAGGATTCCCCGGTGTTGAAAATGAAATCACTGTCAGTACGGAGTTAACGAGCCAGGCTGCTTGGGTGCGCTCACTGACGAATACCCAACTTTCTGCTGCTCGTCTGCGTTTCTCGTGGTCTGCACTGCAACAGCAGCAGGACAATGGCGACGTGGGCGGTTATCGCGTTGAGTATGCGATCGATGTGGCCACTGATGGTGGTAGCTATCAGGAATTACTGAAAACAGCGGTAGACGGGAAAACCACGACAAAATATGAGCGTAGCCACCGTATTGACTTACCTGATGCAACAACCGGCTGGCAAATCCGCGTGCGTCGCATTACACCGAATTCAACGAGTAATCGCATAGCCGACCGCATGGTAATTGAAGCTATCACAGAGGTTATTGACGCTAAGTTGCGGTATCCAGAAACCGCTTTGCTACTCGTGCAGTTTGACGCTAAACAGTTCCAAAATATTCCAGTGGTTTCCTGTGAGCCTTATGGCCGTATTATCCGCATTCCGTCTAACTATGATCCTGTTGCGCGTAGCTACAGCGGGGCATGGAACGGTTCGTTTAAATGGGCATTTACAAATAACCCTGCATGGATTTACTACGATATCCAAATCAGTGAGCGTTTTGGGTTGGGTAATCGCGTTCGTGCTGAGAATCTTGCGCTTACAAAATGGGATTTATACCGGATTGCGCAGTATTGCGATCAGCCTGTTCCTGATGGGCGTGGCGGCAGCGGCACAGAGCCGCGTTTCCTGTGCGATGTGTACATTCAATCTCAGGAAGAGGCGTGGACGGTATTAAACGATCTGGCTGCTATTTTCCGTGGCGCGACGTTCTGGGCTAACAATCAGATGAATGTCATTGCTGACATGCCACGTGACATTGATTACATCGTGACGCGTGCGAACGTCAAAGACGGGAAATTTACCTACAGCAACGCGAGTGAGAAAACACATTATAGCCAGGCGATGGTTGCGTGGTCTGATCCTGACAATGGTTATCAGGATTCGATAGAGACGGTTTCTGACAATAAACTCGTCAAACGTTACGGCATTAAACAAGCGGACATCACAGCTATTGGCTGCGTTCGTCAGACCGAAGCAATTCGACGCGGTAAATGGATCCTGCACACGAACGATGCAGACCGGGCAATTTCGTTCACAATGGGACTGGATGGGGATATTCCAGTCCCAGGCTCTATTGTCGGCGTTGCTGATGCGCTATTAGCCGGTCGCCCGCTCGGTGGTCGCATTAGTGCAGTTGATGGTCGTAACATTACCCTCGATCGCGTGTCGTCAGCCGCCGTTGGTGAACGCTTGATTATCAATTTGCCGAGCGGGAAAGCGCAGGGCCGCACTATTGAGGCCGTCAACGATAAAATCATTACAGTCACAACTGAATACAGTGAAACGCCGATACCTGAATCTATATGGGCGGTTGATGCTACCGATCTGGCTCTGCAACTGTACCGTGTCATCGGCGTTGCTGAGGGTGATGATGGCGTGTCATTCGACATTACCGGCATTCAATATGACCCCGATAAGTGGGATAAAATCGACACTGGCGCACGTATTGAATCGCGTCCGATCAGCGTTATTCCGCCATCCGTTCAACCGGCTCCTGCAAACGTTGAAATTGGCAGCTACAACACTGTCGATCAGGGCATAAACATTACAACGCTGCGAGTGACGTGGGACAGAGCCGAGAGCGCAATAGCATATGAAGCGCAGTGGCGGCGTGATAACGGAAACTGGATAAACGCTCCGCGCACGTCAGCGCTGGGTTTTGAAGTATCCAGCATTTACGCAGGTCAATATCAGGCTCGCGTTCGTGCGATTAATGCATCTGAAATTTCCAGCATGTGGGCTAATGCTCAGGAAACTACGCTTAAAGGAAAAGAGGGCAATCCTCCGGCGCTGGCCAGTTTCACTACATCCCCGCTTGTTTTCGGTATTCAGCTCGATTGGGCGTTTCCTGCCGATACAGCCGACACACTCAAAACTGAGATTCAATATTCAGCAACGAGTGACGGCCAGAATGCCTTGCTACTTGCTGATGTGGCGTATCCGGCGCGTTCATATCAGCAGATGGGATTAAGTATTGGTCAGGAGTTTTTCTATCGCGGCCGTATCGTCGATAAGTCTGGAAATCAGGGGCCGTGGACGGGATGGATACGTGGGGAATCCAGCACTGATGTTAGTGATATTACGGATGTCATCATGGATGAAATTTCACAAACAGGGGCGTTTAAGTCCCTTGTCGAGCCTCTAGAGCGTGATATAGCAGATGGAATGCTAAACAGTATCGAACAGGCTAAGGCGATCATTCGTAACAGTCTGGCTAACGACTCTGAAACCCGTCGATGGCGGGCGCAGAACGGTGCACGTACAGCGGAAATTACAGAAACCCGTGCTGCTGTTGCTAATGAAGTCGAGGCCAGAACGATCGCAATGCTGGAAATGCAATCCCAGATCGGCACAACTAACAGTAATCTTAATGCGCTACAGCAGACAGTTACGACGCTTGAACAGACAACTGCACAGGATATTACGAATCTGAACAGTAAAATGACAGATGCGGAATCCGGTATTTCTGCTAATTCATCTGCTGTGAGTGGGCTGCAAACGTCAGTGTCGAATATGGACGGAAAATTAACGGCACAGGCGACAGAAATAAGTACGTTGACTGCAACTGTCAACGGCGTCTCAAGTGAAATCAGCGACGTTAGCAGTATCGTTAATGGCATTGATGGCCAGTTAAATGCATTTCGCACAATAAAAGTCGGGGTCGATGTTAACGGGCAGCAATATTTGGCGGGAATTGGTTTAGATGTTTCTAATTCTCAGGCTGGAATGCAATCAAATATTATTATGCTAGCTGATCGATTTACGATGATGGTTAATGCCGGAGGGGTGCCAACACCGATATTCACTAATCAGGGTACGCAAGTTATTTTGCGTAGTGCCGTTATCGGGGATTTAACTGTAACGTCAGCAAAAATAGCGCACGGTGCAATTGGTCGTCTGCAAATCGCTGACAGCATACAGTCTGATAATTATGTTCAGTCGTCAACTGGAATGAAAATTGACTTTGCAAACGGCACACTTGAATCAAATGGAAATGTAGAGGGTGAAGGCCGCATGTCGATTACAAACAATCGAATTGTTGTTTATGACAACAGTAATCAGGTGGCAGTTGTTATAGGAAGAAGGCTATGACATCGTTTAGCATATTTTCTCACACTTCAAGTGGTGAATATAATCTTATTAATTCATTTGACGGCGAATTCATATTATCTACGTTAAATTTTACAAAAAGTGGAAGTCGGGATTTTTCAGGCGACATGAACGGCAGCGGAAGATATTTAAGTTGTATAGTAGAATGCATAGAAGACCCGTTAACAAATCTACCTGCGTACAATGCAACTTATACCATTAATGGGTTTGTTGTTTCGTGGTCAGTGGATAATAGCAACGCTGCGCTATACAGAATAACGGTAAGGGCCATTTAAATGTATGGAGGATGGATAACAAAAAACGGCAAGTTAGTAGCATCCCCAAGCTTCACTCCTTATATATTAACTCAGGTAATGGACTTGCCTAGAAACAATGGCTTGCTTGTTGATACTGTTGTAGACTTCACAGACGAAGTTATGTTTTTCCACAGAGGATTGAACGGGTATGCTTTTGCTGCAATACAGATGCAAAACAATGCAGGTAAGTTAAGATTGCGGATTTATTTACAAGGCGGGGAAGCATCAACGATAAGAATATATTTATTTTCAAGAAAGATAGTGAAAATTCCAGACTACGGGCTTTTTTTCTATAAAAACGGTAGTGTGATATTTCATGATAAATGTTTGCCGTTATTTGTAAAAAGCATACCGAACAATACAAGTATTAGCATGAACGGAAAATTTGCTTTTGAAAGTCGCTATATGCACAGCGATATGAATCCCGACTTAGGACGCTATTATTATACATTCTGGGGGGTGCTGTGCTCACCTACCAATTCAAGAGGTGGTGAGGTTTATTTTTGGGATGTTTCTTCTGCGCAAGGGTATTTTCAATCTCACCCACCTACTTTAATGTACATAGAAACGGAAATATACGATCAATATTATCAACAGGCATTAGGTTACTAAATATAAAGAAATTTCATTCAGCCGACTTATTGTCGGTTTTTATTTGGAGAAAATATGTCTTGGTATAAAACAGGCTCTATTGCTGCAACTGACGGTAGCAAAATCATTACTGGTGCTGGAACGCAGTTCACAAACCCATTAAACGGCGTTTCGGCTGGTCGGATGTTGCTGTTGCCTGGTTCAGGAACGGTACAGATTTACGAGATTGAGTCTGTGCAATCTGATACAGAATTAACGCTCGTATCTGCGTTTTCCGGAGCTACGGGCAGCGGTAAATTATATGCCATACCGACATCGCCGAGCGTGTCTATTGAGCAATTTGCGCATGAATTCGCGTCTACTCTGGCGTATTACCAGCAGCAACTACAGGGTTGGCAATCAATACTGACGGGCAGCGGAAACATTACGCTAACAACGCCGGACGGCCAGTCTGTAACTGTTCGCAGTCAGGCTGAGTGGGATCGGTTGCTTGATACGAAAGTGAGCCTCGATACTGCGCAGACCCTCACTGGTAAGAAAACGTTTCGGCAAAACTGGGAAACGATAACGCTGGTCAATGAGTCACTCGGTCAGCCTGGTTATGTGGCCGCTAGAGACTTTGATGGCGACTTGCGTTGGATTTTCGGCTATGAAACGCCGGATGCTGACTATTTGTCCCTGAGAAATAGTAAGGCTGGCACGGTGATGGTGTTTCACAGCAACCGAAATATCTACGTTGATTGCCTCAACTTCATCATCAACAATAACACCGTGTGGACTTCTGGCAACACTACTGTAGACACTAACGGATTTCTTAAAGTAGCCTCGCCGATCGTAAAGCTGTTTGCTGATGGCTCGTCAGAATTGAACGAAGAATCTGACGGCGTTGTAACGAAGCGACTGTCTGAGGGGGTTTATCACATAGATGGTTGCCTTGGGCTGAATGCTGACAGAGCCTGGGGAGGTGATGATGGTGGTATTGATGTACCTGTGTGCCGCAACAAACTCCCTCGTTTGTGGGTGGACTACGGCGGTAATGATGGAAGCTCGCAGATAAACCCAGATGGCTCTATCGTTATTCGAACGTATCACCGCACGCACCCGAATGCGATGCCGTTCGCACGCAACGAACTGGATGGCTACGCCGAGGGTGATCCGATTGATATCCCCACTGATACATTTCTTAGTATCCGCGTACAAATGCCGGAGCGCGAAGAAACACCCTACGAGCCGATCATTAAACCTGCCTGATTACGCAAAAAAAGACAGTCGCCCGGCGATAATATCCAGTGCGTCTTCGAGCGTAGGCACGGGATCAATATGAATCGCTGGCGCGTCAGTTTCGCCGACGCGTACAGCGACATAGTGACCAGAATCTTCAATAACTGCGTATGATCCGACTGGACAATCAGTCAGCATATCGCTGTCGTCTAAAACGCAGATCGTCGTTCCGTTATAGGTGATCGTTTCCATTTTCTCATCCTTGATTTTATGTCGGTTATTCCCCAGTGATTCTCACCCACAATATACCGAAAGTCATTCCCCAAAATAAAATTGATTTGTAATTAAAACAATGTGTTGTAATCGTATGTTTTTGTCATAAAACTGAATGGAAATTTCATCATTACATATATAAATCAATTGTATAGGTGTTGAATCCATATCTACTGTTACGCCACCTTCAATGGTTCGAAGCGGCTGACCTGATTGTTAAGGGCGTTGAAGGCGCGATCAAGAACAAGACCGTGACTTACGATTTCGAACGTCTGATGGAAGGCGCTAAGCTGCGTAAATGTAGCGAGTTCGCGCAAGACATCATCGACAATATGTAATCTGCTATTCAGCGCAGATGAAAATCAGGGGCCAATTTGGCCCCTTTTTCTTTACGAATGACCAATGTTCTGTGCATTGGGGATGAGCCGGAAATACATGTGTTCGGGAATCGGGCTGTCCCAGCCGCCGATGTACATCGCAAAGCCGATCATGCCGAAAAGGATGCCAAGCACCAGTAGCGTCATCGTAATACCGGACAATGCCGTTTGTCGCCATAGCGGTTTGGTTGTTTCGCTGCTTTTTTCCTGTGAACCCGAGGGTTTCGTCAGTGAGAAATAAAGCGTTGATGATACCGGGCAGGATTCGACGCAGGTCATACAGGCCGTGCATTCTGCCGTTCTCACCTGAATCAGCTTATCCACCGGAATGTTAGACGGACATGCCTTGGCGCACTTGCCGCAATCGATACAGCTGGTGGCGTTGCGACGGATCTTGAAGGGCGACAGCAGCGAAAATACCCCCAAGAGTGCACCGTAGGGACAAAGGTAGCGGCACCAAAAATGGCGGACGAACAGGCTGACAAACGTAAAAAGAAAAACGCAGACTAACGTGATGGTGCCAATATTGCGGAAGAAGCCGAGCATTTTGACGTCGGCGATCAAACCATAGGGCGACATCAGAAACATATAAATGCCCTGTGCTGGCATTGATAAGGCAATATAGAGGAAAAAGCCTAATAGCAAATATTTCAGGCTACGCAGTGGAATATCCAGCCACTTAGGAAGAATGAAATGGCGGCCAAATATTTTTTTCCCCACAGCTCCGACCCACTCGGAAATTGTGCCGATAGGGCACAGCCAAGAGCAGAACGATTTCTTCAGCAACAGGCTGGTGAGGACAAATGCGATAAGTAATAGCACTGACGCAAGGTGGATAGGGGGGGAATTACCCGTTTCCCACGTGAATTTTACGTTCATCAATCCGGCAATAGGCAACCAGCCTTCTATGCCGCCTGGCCTCGACATATAAAGGCTCGTGCCGCCAGTTTCAAAGTAGCGTACCCAAAAATAGAAGGTGATGCCGATATAAACGTTGATTGCCAATAGCAGAATTTGCGTTGCTCTGCGCCAGGTCAGGGCGTTGCGCCAGTCATTCCAAGGAAGTTTACCGCCAGTGGTTCCGGGGCGGCGTTGCCACCGCTTTCTTGCTTTCTCACTCATTGCTTTCAATTGCCCCCATTTATTTTTTTCACTCGGCGCTTTCAATACGCCGAAGGGATCGTGGGGCAACGTTATCACGCTCGGAATGGGTAAAAATTGATTTATGCATTGTAAATGCATGTTTGTGGGTTTTTTAGCTGATTGATTTGAATAAGAAGAGAGGCAAGAGTGCAGAAGGGCGATTTTTTCTAAGAGAAAAATGAGGGATATAAAAAAGAATGGATACGTAAACGTACCCATTCTATTAATTACCACACGGTATTATCTTTGAATATCTCTGTCATGTTTCAAACTACGTGTGTGGTCCTGCGCCAGCGTATAGGAATACCTTGCTACATTTGCACAATTCTCATGAATTAGGTTATTTTTTTATTAAAAGCAAAATTATAGTTGTTATTAAATGATCTATTTTATTGTTTTCTTTTAATTATCACCTGGCTTTTTAATTCATGGCTTTTGCATTATGCCTGAGTGTGCTGTTTTGCCTGTAGTTCCTCTTTTCGCATCGTTCTGACAATTTTATAAACCCATTGCAGAGAGACATTATATTTTTTAGCCAGAGCGCTGTGATTGCGCCCGTCAAACTCTTCATAGATTTGAAGATCGCGTTGAGACGCGCGCCAGGAGATTCCCATCGGGAAATAAACGTTTTGCCCGCCCCATACGGTCATCATATGTTTGGCAACGGCATTACCGACCAGCTCGGCGGTTTGTGGATCTAACTCCGTGACGGTTTTGACCGTATCGGCAACGTGTTGAGAAAGCTCGACCAGAAGCTCAGGACCTTTACTGCGAAATTGTGGCTCAGTCATAAATCACCCTATTGTTATGTGTGTTGTTGCTGACGTGAAAACTGGGTTGTTACCTTTGCAGAGACTTCCCTGCTGCTATGTGTCTATTTAAAACTATAGTTGTTTTCATGTCAACATCTTTAGTTTTAATTTAGGTTGTTTTTGGTTGTAAAAAGAAATGACAACGGAAGGGCTACACACAAAAGAGGACGATGAGGGACAAAAAAAATCCCGCCACAGGGCGGGAAAGGAACAACATAGACAGGGTGAATAACACAACATCAACAAGGGTTGGTGAAACAATAGCACGGGGATTGTATAAAACTGTTGCGCGTAGGTAAGGTTACTTGGGCGGGGGTAAACGTTTTTTAGCGCTGAAACGTTTGTTGATAAAGCGGTTACTCACAACCCTTTTATAGGCATAAAACAAACCGGTGTCCGTATCGGTCCACCGGCTTTGATGAGAAGAAAAGAGAGTGCTACAGCGCGGGATACCGCCAGTATCGAGCTATAGCAGCACCGAATACCAGAACACGCGGCCAATGATCTCGACGTCAGATTCGTAGGCTTCTTCGTCAGTCTCGCGATTGAAGCTATGGATGACGAGAAGGCCGCCCGGCTTGCGGTAAAGTTGTTTGATTCGTTTTAGTTTTTCGTTGCCGCCGCCTTCCTGAGCGATGGCGTAGAGCTTTCCATCAATGATGCGTTTGTTGTTAGTATCAACCGCAACGGTGGTTCCATCAGGAATGATGGGTTCCATACTGTCGCCCGCTGCCGGGAAACAAAGAACGCCTGAACCGTCCGTATTTGCACCCACCTTACGCAGCGTCGCTTTGGAGAAACGGAGCTTAAAACCGTTGTAATCCTCACTTTGAATGCGTCCGTCGCCGCAAGCAAACTCAATATCCTTTAAAAAGGGCACTTCCACCTCGTCCTCTGATAGTTCTGTTGTGCTGTCCCAAGCTGATACGGTGCCCCATTCGGATTTTGGCGGAATGCTGGGTTCCTGGAGTGAGCGAGTGACTTCGCTGCTACGCATTGGGTCTTCGCCGTTTGCCAGCCATTCAGGGCGAACATGTAGTGCATTGGAAAGCTCAACAATCTTGGTTGTCTGCGACGCTTTCCCCACCTCGATCTTCTGTATGGCGGCCTGAGATACGCCAATCATGTCGCCAAGTGCTTTTTGGCTAAGCCCTTGTGCAGTTCTGGCGGTCTTTAATCTTTCTGCAAGTGTCGTTTTCATCCGTTCAATGTACAACCTAGGTTGTCATTTATCAAGTGGGTATTAATCTTGTTTAAAAAAAACCACCGACGTTCGTCATTAGTACGTGTAATAATTGCACATGAATACAACTCGAAATACGACTTAAGTTGTTATTCTATGACGTTAATCCTGCATGACTGGATGAGATAACGTCGGCATCCCTAAGCGCTATCGCTCGATTATCAAAAAACCTAATAAGTATCAGGCAGTCATAGTATCGTCTTATTCCACCCCCTGATTTGCTTTAAACGTGTGAGTCACTTGATCTAAATCACAATCTGGCCGTATGCATTTTGCTTTTATGGAAATCCCGCTGTGGGAAATATAACCAATAAATTCGTTTCATTAAGCATACGCATGACTGCGTGTCGCGGAGGATGTATGTCTGTAATTCGCACGTGTTTAAGTCTGTTTGGTGGTGATACGGTAATTGTTCGGTGTACAAATACATTTGAAGTGCAAATGAGCAGTAGCGAACAGGAAACCATGACTGAAGAGAATAGTGCTACGCAGGATTCTATTTGTCGTCATGCGGAAGGTGAAGTGTATTTAACGGTACCTTATACCGGGATTTGGGATGTCGTGATCCGAGCAAAAAACGATACACCTGAGCATTCAATAACCTATTTTCCTGCCTGA